TTGAAAAAACATCTAAAAATTTTTTTGATAAACGAATGCTTTCATTTGATGATTTTATTAAAATACATATATTAAATCATCAAATAAATCATCGTTCTTTTTTAACTAAATTAGAAGCTGATTATTTTCTTAATCCTGATAAATATGATTATATTACGTATAAGGGAGAAATAATTGATTTATCTAAATGTATCGCTTTTGATAATAAAAAAGCGATGTACAAATATGTTAAGAAAATCAATTATGAAAAAAATAAAGCTGATGCAAAAGCACAAAAAGAATTAGAAGCTAATAAAAGAGAAGAAGCTAATAATTTAATCAATGCTGCTATGGTTGATTTTAATTTAAGAAAAGAAAAAGAGAAACAATTGCGTCGTGAAAAAGAACAAAAAGAAAATAAAATAAACAATCAAATACGCAATCGACACGGATTTGATGAAAATAGTTTTATGCAAGCAATATCTGGTAAAAAATATAATTAAAAAGATGACAATTATAGAACAAATACAAAAACAAGACGGTACAGCATATTCTGATTACATGTATTTCGTATGCCAATTAGCTGATTTCATTGTTGCGGCAAAATGTAATTGTAAAATATCCGATTTAACTTGTTTATCTGATGAAGATACTTCTGAGGTTTATGTATATAAATCAGAAGAAATACAAAAAGAATTCGATGAAGTGTATGACCAATTAGATAGTCTTATACGAAACGATTTTTTAGAAATCAACGAAGAAGATTAAAATATAACAATGAATCAAATAACAAGAAAAAAATGAGTTGAACAAAGAATTAACCCAAGTAACATATTTAAACGTTACTTGGGTTTTTTCTCGTATCGAAAAGGATTTACTTCACCTTTTCGTATAGATAAGTCGGCTGATTGTTATTTTTTTCAATCGACCGAAGGTTATCCTATATTCCATGATTTTGCCAATCGTAAGGGATATGATTGATTAAGTGCATTGATGTCACTGTACCCTGATAAAGGCTATCACGGTGTCATAGATATGGTTATATCTGATTTTGGGTTATTAGAATCCGATATCATATATGACTCATACGAAGACCCTTTGATTGTATCTACACCGATTGAGATGGAATATCAGCTAAAACGGTGAAACAAGTCAGAAGTAGCTTATTGGCATCAATTTGGCATAACAGCTAAACAACTTCGTAAATTTAATGTACGCAGTTGTTCTTTTTTCGCTACATCGCAAAATAGCGTATTTCTTTCCGATATAAACGAACCTTTATTTGTTTATGAAACCAATGTAGGTTATAAGATGTATCGTCCGCTAAGTCAAAAAAAAGATAAATGACGTAACTGTATAAAGACAGACTATGTACATGGCTACGATACACTCAATCAAACAGGTAAGCGTTTAGTGATAACTAAATCACTGAAAGATGTAATGACACTGGATGCGCTTAATATACCTGCTATCAGTGCTGTTAATGAAGGCACGTTGATTAATCAAGATATTATAACAGATTTAAAGAAACGATTTAAGTCAATTATATGTATTATGGATGATGACAATGCAGGAAGAAAAATAGCAGACAAATATTTAAAATTATATAACATACCCAGTATTTATGTACCGCAGGGGAAAGATATTTCAGGCATGTATAAAATATTGGGTAAAGATGCTGTAAAACAGTATTTAAAAAAAAACTTAATCAATAATGAATAGTGAAATAAATAACACAGAACGAATTAAAATAAAAAAACATATAAGTATTAACAATAACCATATTTTTACACAAAATTTAGAAAATACAATATCAAAACTTCAAGAATTACAAAAATTTTATAATAAAGAAAATATGTTTTTAGAATACGATATTTCCGAAGACTGAAATTATTGTAATGAGTTAAGTATGTATTTATGTTATTATGAATTAGAATCAGATGAAGCATATAATGCACGTATACAACTAATAAAAGATGCTAAATTACGTAAAGCTGAATTTGACAAAAAAGAAAAATTTAAAATAAAAAATAACGCATTAATCAATGCTCAAATTGAAGAATTAAAAGCAAAATTAATTTAACAATGAATAACATTTCAAATTTTATAAATCAAATAGTTAGTTTCTTTAAGTTCTGGATTATCATTCAACCGTGGGAATCTGGACTACGTGTGCGAGCAGGTAAAAATGTAAAAACGCTTAATGGTGGTATGCATTTTATTATACCTTATTTAGATTCTGTTTATGTACAATCTATTCGCAAACGCATTACCAGTTTCCCTATACAGACATTGACTACCAAAGATGATAAAAATATCACTTTGAGTGGAGCTATTGGTTATTCTGTATCAGATATTAAGCAATTGTATAATACACTGCATCAACCTGAATCTACCCTGGTTAACATGGTTATGTCAGAGATAGCGGAGTGTGTATATACTAATAGTTTAGTGGATATTACACCGCAAATAATAGAGCAAAAAGTGCTTAATAAATTAGAAAAAGAACATTTTGGTATTACATTTGAATATTTTAAGATAACTAATTTTGCCGTAGTACGAACATATCGCATTATGGATGGTTCATCAAACGTATATGATGGAATGTCTATGAGTAAAAGAAATGGTAGAAACTCAAATGATTAAAAAAGTTAAATCATTAACCAACAAGTATAATTCTAATAATAAAACCAAGCGATGAGGTCCTTATCGTTCTGGTTTAGAATTATATTGTGCCATGAAACTCACAGAGTGCATGGTAGCATTTGAATACGAATCACAATCGTTTGTTCTTGTAGAAGCATTTAATTTTGATTCTAAGGAGAAATGACGTAAGAAGTGACAAGATGTATTCAAAGTAAATAAAGTGTCTTACAAGCCTGATTTTCTTATTAAAAAAAGAAATCATGTGTTTGTCATAGAAACTAAGGGTATGCGTACGCCTGATTTTGATATTCGATGAAAACTGTTTAAACAGTGAATAACCAATCAATCAGATTATGTATATCACCTATATCTTCCTTCTAATCAAAAAGAAGTTGATGATACAATTATTAATATTATAGAACAATTAAAATTAATAAAATAATGGCGAATAAAAAAGAATTGGTAAAAAAAATTATTATAGATTTGCAGAAAGCAATAGAAAACGACTTAGATGAATCTTCATTTATGTATAATATTGGTTCGGTTATAAGTAAAAGTATATCAGATGATTCTTCAATTATTTATACAGATATTGGTGACTTTATTGAGGGTTTTGATGATACTTTAGATTCAAGATTCGGTTTACAAATTACTGTATAAATAATGAGATTATTTAAGTATTTTTTACCCAAATCTGTAAATAAATTATTGACAGATTATCTTTATGACTTAGAATCACAATTGGCTGCGGGCAATATATTAACTAAGACATTGAAAGAAGAACACCAAAAGCTCATAAAAAGTAGAGCTATTACATCAGCAACAACCAATCCTGGTGTAGTCAACGAAGCTGTTACCAAACGACTGTACGAACAAATTAAAGTATATCGTGAATTTCTTATGGTGAAGTCCTCTGAAATAAGTAGTTTTGATAACATCATAGCCAAATCCTATTTCAGAGGATTTTATACAGGTTTAATTGTATCACTGATTGTTTTAATCATCATTAAATTTATCTGATAATGAAATTAGAAGATATCAAATACCCATTATATTTATTCGTATATGGTACACTTAAATCAGGTATGTCTAACAATCATTTTTTAAACAATGCTGAATTTATTTGCCATGAAGAAATAAACGGATATGGTTTATACAGTAATGGATATTATCCTATCATGTATCCTAATAAATCACTGAAACGACCCATACAAGGTGAAGTATGGTGTATAAAAGATATTTGGACAATGTCTAAAGTTATGCGCTTAGAACAAGGTTATAAGTTTATAAATTTAGGTTATAAACATATTAGTCGTAACTACGATCCTTTGCTTGAAGATAAATTTTTTGAAACAATAACCCTTCATTGTTTTATTAAAGAAAAATCAAAAGTAATTCCACCATTAGGTGGTACATTATCAAGATTCTGGAAACGTTATTATAAATCAAATTGGACTCCGCATCATGTATAGACAATCCGTAATAGAATTTAATAAAAGTATTCTCAATAGTATTCGTGAAGTAAGTTTTCATGAACCTGCATTAAGTAGTATGGTTATGTATTATTTATCAGGAAACATTCTTGAGAAATATTCAAGTAAAGTAATTTATTTACAATTATATAAGTTTGTATATGAGCGCATGTGTTTTATGTACAAACAATTAGGGTATATAGACAACGAAGCATCTAAAATATCTGATGCCAATTTAGATGGTCAACCTGTATATAAATATTTTAAAAGCGGTTTAATGGATAAAACAATATTATCGGTTATTCGTAATAAAAATATGTTTGGTGTACATGAACAATTATCTGATGAAGATATGACCAAAGGAATATACGTATTACTTTGGTCATATTCAAATCATTTCAAATTCTTTGAAGAATATCATGAATTTGAAGCAAATAAATTTAAAAAGAAAAAATCAGGATATGAATTCTTCAATAATTAACGACGAAATAATACAAAAACGCACCGTACTATTTGATTTTGATGGTACTTTCAGTTTTTATGATTTTCCGCACATTACAAAAGCAGTACCCGAAGCAGTACGTGTTTTAAAGCGATTACAACAATACAATCGACTTATCTTACATACAATGCGAGCGGATAAAGAAATACCTGAGCCTGCTGCAAAAGCATATTATCAAGCGTCTTTGGCTACAGGTAATCATCACAACCATTCTATACCAATGCAGTCTAACATAACTTATTTGACTGATGCTGTAGATTTTGTTAAATCGCACGGTATTAATTTGTATGATGTTAACATAAACAAAATGCAGAATAGTTGGTCAACATCACCTAAAGTATATGCTCATATTTACATAGATGATGCTGCATTAGGATGCCCGTTGATTTATGATACACACATTCATCCTCGACCATTCGTAGATTGGTTGGCTGTGGAAGAATGGTGTGAAAATAACCATTACCTACCTAAATTAATAGATAAAAAACCAGAATAATGCAATTTTCATTCAAAAAAGAATTAGCACTTTGAAATAAAGATTATCTCAAAGTGTCTAAGCCATGAGACCCTTTTACAGAACATGAAGAATCTATTATCGATGAAGATTTTTATTTTAATTATCGACTATCTGACTTTTATATCAATAACTCCCTATTGGGATTGGTACGGACACATCCGCTACTTGTTAGAAAAATGATTCATAAAGAAGATATAGATAAAGAAGATAAGAATTACTTTATCATGGGTAGCGCCGTAGATACCTTACTTACAGGTTCTCAAAAAGAGTTTCATGAAAAGTTTAAAATACTTGCTGGTATAAAGCCCACAGGATTAATGTTGGCTTTTATAGAAGCATTGCCTGAGAATATAACAAAAGAATCGTCACTTGAAGATTATGCTAAGGCATACAACAAAGCGGGTTATAAACTATCCATAGAGAAAGTCATAGAATCATTTTGATCTAAAGATGATTATTATGATTATTATTGGTCACTGCATTTAGATAAAGCGGCAAGTACAGATAAACGCAAGCCGCTTTATGCAGATGATTACGTGGGTGTATGTAATGCGGTGGAGAACATCAAAGAATCTCGATTCGCATCATACTTCGATAAGCGTGTTGTACCTGAGCACATTGAAAATATTTATCAGCAGCCCATATACTTCGACTTTATCGTAGATGATAAAGCGCATAAGTGTAAAGGTTTGATAGATATGATTCAAGTCAATCATGAAGATAAAACGATTCAAATTATAGATTTAAAAACGAAAGGATTTGATATCTATAATTTTAAGAAGTCTTTTTATGAATACGGTTATTTTAGACAAGCTGCGTTTTATCAGCAAGCTATAAGTAATATATTGGAAGTAAGCATTTTTAAGGATTACAAGCTACTTCCATTCATGTTCATTGTAACACCCAAAGATAGTAAATTCTCAGCTGTAATGGCTTATAAAGTAACTCCTGACACACTTCAACAAGGATTTACTGGCTGTACACAAAAAGATACGTATTATCCTGGGCTCAATGAATTAATACAAGATTTACATTGGCATATCAGTAATAATTACTGAAATGCTCCCGCCGTATTGGCAAAACAACAATTTCAAATTTGAATTTAATTATGAAAGGTTTTATGTCGTTAGAAAAAAGTAATTACCCCGATACCGCACCAGGTATGTTCAAGTTGGATGTTATTCCACCTGTTAATGAGCACAAGAAAGCATATAAAGCAGCGTATGCCGAGCAAAAGAAAATCAAAGATGCTCGAAACAAAGTACGCCACGCTAATAAAGTAGCTACGGCAAAGCTCAATAGAGAAATACTACGAGCACAATAATTATTTTCAAAACACTAATTTTAAAATATTTTTAACAATTAAAAAATTAATAAAATAATGAACCAAGAACTAAATTTACTGAACACACCTTACGAAACTTTTTTAGACAAGAACTTAAAGAAAGATTACAAGCGTACACTTAACCCCAGTGCACACTTTGTATTACCGTGAATAACAAAAACTATTCCTTTTGAGCAATTCACAAAGAATGGTTTTGTTAATACCTTCATTAAAGACAATACATTTATTATAGCATTTAATTCTAAACAATTGTCTGATGAATTCTTATTCGATATTATAAGCAATCATAATTTTTATGAAAGTTTTGATGTAGATAGTAAAGAACATTTGACATTGATTAAATTAGATATTCCTGAAAAAATCAAAAAGGATGTTGTTGAGCCTATGTATGATGGTCGATATTCAGAAATAAATATTGATTTATTGGACTATGCTTCACAAGCTTACTGACTATTACTATCCAATGGAGAAAAGATAATCAATAAGAAGCATCAGATATTGATTAAAGGCGAAGAGCTTCGTAAAACATTAGAAGCGTCACTTAATACATCGCTGGATGACAATGAATTAATGAGTAAGTATCCTAAAGATGCTTATACATATGATTACATGTACATCCCAACACCTGATGATGTTCGAGTAAGTGATAAACTGAAAGAAATGAATCAGTGGTTAACTGAATATATAATTAATAAACAAAAATAATATTATTTAACAATTTAAAATAAATCAAAAATATGGCTAAGTTTATGCAATGGACATCAATGCAAACTAATAGTGTTTCACAAAATGAAAATCAAGCAAATCTAAAACAAAATGGATTTGTTACTGATAATCTATTAACATCCAAATCATTGGCTGAATTTTTTGAAATTATTAGCAAAGCTAAAACAAGTGCTGGTTCTGCATTAAATACTTTCATGCTACCTAATTGTTGCTTTATTCATGTCTTAGCCATTGTTAAGATGTATCGTATGTATTGTCTGTTTTCTAAGACAGACAATACATATCATCAATGCTTTGGTTTCAGTGATGACGCTAATAGAGGTAATGACATTATGCGAAGCTATCTTCGTATCTTTGAAGCGTACTATCACCAAATTGTAGGTGATACACCGATAAATAAATTTGAAGGCGTTACTGACCTTGAAATAGGTCTTACATTGCAAAAGGAATTTGGTGATGTGTTTGATATTAATGTATCTGAGGCTAAAGGAAATCATTATAGTACGGAAGATACATTATGGTTAATTGTTACTTCTACTCATGTTGACGTAATTGACGGTAATAGTAAATTCTTCTTTAATCAATTTATTAAAGAAACTCCTTATGTACACATTGGTATTAAATTAAGACAATCTGTCGCTGATACATTGAATAAATAATTTATTTTTTATTGTGATAATACGATTAAAGCCCGTCAGACATAACGTCTGTACGGGCTTTTTTTTATCATCGTAATGATTTAATTATTTACTATCTTAATTTAGTACCAAATATAAAATCATTCAAATCATTTTTCTGATGCATCTGGAAGTCTCACAGTTTATAACCTGCTGATACAACACCACCCGCATAACGTGCTGATTCTTTAAATCCTTTCAAATAACCTTTTTGTGTCATCGCATCTTGCTCATTACCTATCGCATAAAGTAGTAGTGATTTACTGAGTTCTGAATAAGCACCCAGCTTCTTAGCAAATACTTTCATTGGTACGGGTACGCTTGTCAAGAAACTCAATGCTTCAAATGGATTGTATGGCTGCCATATATTACCAGCAATACGTTGTAACATCTTTAAATACGAATCATCGTCATCTACACCAGAACGTGTAAATAATATTGCAGCAGGTGCTAATACCATAGCCATTGTTACACCTAAATCTATGAATACCAGTCGCTGTTCTGGTGATAAATCTTCTCATTTATAAGAATTTTGCATACTGGCACTACCATTCATAAAAGACTGTACTGATTTAGGTACAACAGGATGTGTTCTAATAACTTGTGTTAAACCATGCGCTAATACATTAAAACGACCTTCTATGCGTCTACTTTTTCATTCTTTTAATTCTATGGGATTCATGTTACCATCTATCACTTCTTTGGTGACATATCGACCCAGTGAATAATCATCTTTTTTAGAACCAAACATATTTTTAAGCAGTGACGGTAAATACTTTCTGAACTGTAAAAATAATTCACCGAGTAGCGTCATTTCCATAATAGTTTTTTCTTCCGTCCTATAACCACCTTGTAGTCTTTCATACACCCGTTTTAATTTAGTCGCTTCTTTGGATGTAACGCCTCTAATGGCCACATTCTCCCCATTTAAGCTACGTTCGTAACCTCTATTGAAAGATAAATCTTCTTCACCTGTTGTCTCGTCATAAGCAAATTTAAGTTGTCCCTCGACAACTGTATACATATCCAACATAGACTTACCATTTCACTTAGGATTTGTACTGACTACTTTTTGAGATTGTAACTGCGCATACAGTACAGCAAGTGTATTCACTTCTTCAAAAGCACTATGGAATAAATACATGTGAGATGCTTTTTTTCACTGATATGAACCAACCATTAAATTAGATGACGATAACTTGTAATCTGCGCTATCAGGTAAAAAATTCAATGCTTCACTGATTAATCATAACTTATCTTCATTCAAATTTTCTCCCCGTAAAGGTTTAGTCAGTATATCCATACCAAATTTTAAACCTTTATGATAATCACCAGCACCAAAATCATGAATGTCTTTTATACCATCCGTACCAAATAAACTAAATTTATCATCTAAATTCTTAGCGACACTGTATGCGGCACCCATTCTAACAGATGCCGTATATGCCTGCATCGCATTGACAAATCCACTTATAGGAGATACAAACATAATGGCTGATGAAGCACTCCGTTTAATATACTGAATAAACTTACGTGTAGAGAAATTATAACGACTGTAACGTCCATCTATTCTACTGGGGTCTTTTTTAAAAGCTCTGATTTGAATAGGTCGTGAAAGGAATGAAAAGTCTTTATCTTCATCACTCAGTCCTTGTACTTTATCTTTTACGTGCGCATCAATAAAACGTGATAATAAACTACCTGTTTGACCAGACTTTAAATCACCACTGTTAAACTCATTCAGATAATGAACCATACCTTTACCCAATACAAATACATCATCCATATGTTCTTTACGCCGCATTTGTGTCGTAAAGTTATTAAACTGCATTTCTATATCCAGCGTATAATTCATATTGTTATTGATGATTTTACCACCCAGACCTACTACAGGAACGGCATGTTGGTCATCTCTACCTGTTTCATTGTATTCATTTTCTCAGAATGTTGTGAAATTAGACAAAGCTCATAATTTTCAATATTCTTTAGATAAATATCTATCCATACCTTTAACTTGACGCAGCTCTGCTAATTTATAATCTGCGAATGATTTATCTATGACTTGATTGCCATTAGCATCTGTTTTATAAGTAATCAAACTATTCATCATTAACATTTCATCCATTGTCGGCGCAAACTTAGGAAACCATCCTACATCACGCTTACCATTAGATTTATTGGTTTGTGTTTGTTGTGTATAATTCCAACTACCACGTTCATTCATAGAACTATTATATGTATTGCCGTTGTATACATCAATAGCGGATAATGTCTGTTCTTGTTTCAAGAAGTCTAATTTATATGTATACGGTTTATTTAGTAGTGCGTTATCGCCTACAAAGAAAGTATCATAATGATTATTTAAAAAATTAAGTAGTGATTTATCTATATCTGTTAAATCATTTATTGGGTCATTTAAGTCTTCGTCACTGCGAAATAATCCTTTACGTTTATTGCCTTCATCATCTTCATATTCTTTATACAGTTTACCATATATTTCAGCTGTATTTGTTTTAGATAAATACTTTTTTAAATCATTTTCATGTTTCAATGGACCTAATCCTTTTAAAGCGCGTTGTTGGTTTATATATGGCATGAATACTTTGTTAAAAGCTACTTTATCTTTCATTACAGCGTCTTTAACAAGCAAGCTGCGCTGTTCAAACAGTTGATGAAATAAATCGACCACAGCGTTACCTGTATTAGCCATAGTGGACGTATAAAAACGAATATCTGAGAAATCTTTAACATAATCTTGGTCAGCTAAATTGACACCGCCATCAGACATAATTTGAATTAAACGAGATACATCTTTTTCTAACATATCATAATTGCGTTTGACTACATCAGGACTATTAAGCCTTGCCGCCGTACTTTTATACTTTGTCAAATTAGATTCAAATAACACATTCTTTTTTAAATTAGCCAGAGTCTTTTTAAATTCTTCTTCGGATGAACTGAATTTTTGATTACCTGATTTGTCTTGAATGTCTATGCTATCGACAGCATTTGTATAGTTAGAAGCATTTCATATGGGGATAACATCTTTAATTTTAGCGTATACATCAGGTTGCTCTGCTTTATAATAAGCGCGCATCATGTCTAAGTATGATTGAATTTCTTCACGACTCATTTCAATTTTAGATGTATTAACATCAAATGCAATAGACTCGTTAGGAAATCAATTGACTTCAATACCCTCAAATCTAAAATCATGATTTTCAACCATCAGCGCAAATGCTGGTGCTATAGCTTGTAATTTAGCTCTATTTAGAGAATCCATACTTATTTGCTTAGCACCTACTGTACCGTATTTAAACATAGTAAAACCATCATGTAAAAAAGAACCATTGGATGTTTTAAATTCTAATAGTCTAAGCATACCATTAGCTCTTTGTATCAGACCATCTATGCGACCATTGAGTTTAAGAATGGGTGACGCTCATTCTTTTTCAAACATTACTTTATCATCTTTACCTAAATTTCATCTATCAGCTAATGTAGCGGTTAATTCTGTGACCCATTGAAAATTATTAGACTTACCGTACCATTTAGATGTTTTATCGCTGTAAATAGCTAATATAGCGGCTTGTAATGTAGATTTAGTAATAGGGTCAGTTGTAAAAGCCAATTGAATCATATTACCTATAATTGTACCTTTTTCTTTACCTGATGCGTTGGCTGCATTCTTAGCGGCTACAGCTTCTTCTTTATTGACTTTACCAAAACCACGTATATCTTTTTTAATCAGAGGATCTGTGTCTTTCCATATACGCTCTCCCCAATCATGATTGATGGATTCGTATTCTGATGTAAAACCACTCTTTTTAAATCGACTTCTTATAGATTCTATATCAGGATCAAAATTAGATACAAAGCCTTTAATGGCTGATTCGATAGATTGATAAATACTACCTGCGTCATCAACAGTTAAATCTTCTGCGTTTTTAGATAATTTAACTTTAATCTTTTCTCACGATGAAAAACTATCTTTACGTTTATCTGCTTTTTTCTTTTCGTTCTCTCTAATCTGATTTAATTCATCTTCTACAACTGAATTACTTTGTAAATTATCTGTCTTATTTTTACCAGATTGCAATGCTAAATCTGTTTCACTGAATTCACCTGACTCAACCATTTGTTTCATACGTTTAGTCATAGCTTCATTTGATTCACTGATTTTATTTTGAGAATGTACTTTAAGTAACGTTTTTTTAAACACTGAATCAAGAACACTATCTTTGTTGATACTTATATTAAGTTTTAATAAAAATCTGTCTATGGCGTTTAAAATAGCTTCACTCAAACGATTTAATAATGAAGTATTATTTTTATCGTTTGCATTAATATCTGTGATATTATTTAAAAACTTTTGAAATTGGGCATTGCTTAAAGATTCGGATATGAATTCTTTTATATTAGTCATACCATACATATAAGGAATAGAATTAGATTCTTTTAATCTATTATATTTAGATAACGCTTGCACATATAATTTTTCAATATCTTGCTTGAATACATTATCAGATTCTAATGCTTGTAGTGTTAGAACGTGTGTTAATTCATGAACTAATGTTTTAAGTGCTTCCTTAGATATAGCTGCATCAGATGAAAAAGGATTCATATATAATTCCATACCAGCTACTTCTAAACTATTATAGACTATTTCTTTTTTACCATTAACAATGCGTTGAGGTCTACTTAATACACGTCCTTTTATAGTTAATAAATTACTTTGATTGTCTTTTATTAATCTTCCCTGTACAGACTGATATAAGTTAACGGGCATATCTTGACCTATTCTATCAAAAGCTGTTTTTAATTGACTCAAAATAGACAACAAATCTTTGGTTTCGTTGTCTATTTTTTTATCATCGAAAAAACTACTTAATGTTTTTAATAATTGACTCATAGGTAAATTATCACGCAGTAAACGCAATTGATTTACTCGTTTGGTTTCATCAGAAATATCTAAATTATTAACGCTATCAATAGCTTCTTTTGTACTAATTATCAGATTGTCTGAATTTAATGTAGTGTCTTCTGCGAAATTAATTAATTCAGAATTCTCTACTTGAAAAGTTATACCATCTACCGCATATTGATATGGTGTAGTCATTGTGACAGTCTTTTCAGTGCTGTCATTTTTATCAGCCAGTGGTTTATGAACTTTTTGATAATTCATGTATCCTTTTACACGACCACTTAACTTAGCCATAATAGGGTATACTTTGGATAGTTCATTATTGGGGAGATTGACTGATTCAATCTCCCCTTGTTTGTTATTATTTATATTACAAAACATATGTGTATATTTAGTTTAGATTATGACTTACATTTAGATTCAAATATTTCTATATTGGTTTCATCAATAATGTGATTTGTAGACATAACGTCCAACATTTTTGCTTGGTCTTTCGGTACAACTGTAAAATTATATTTATAAAGTCCCTTACCCGCATCATTTTGAGCATCAGGATTTTCATAATTTTTATTCAAATCAGTTCATGTTATAACAACTCATTTAAAATCACTACCTTGCATTGCCAAATCAGAATTATTATATAATTTAACGTATTCACCTGATTTTATAGTTTCAGACACTTTTAATTGTGTTACTATTGCACCACTGACTATATTATCTGTTCCTGGCATATATTTAACATCTACTATACGCTCATACTGAATACTTGCTTTGGCTATATCTAATATGGTTTCACTACGATTATACTTCCTACTCACAGGAACATAAGCTGATGATTTACCTAAACTTTTATATAAGTACACGCCTCTATCTTGTATATATTTTACTTTAACGTAAGCATTGCCTTGTGAATCTCTGACATAATGTGCTGGCACATAAAGTTCTTTAGTTATTGTATTTATATCAGGTATATAAATCATATCTGGATGATATACTAATGTCGTTGTATCATTTATTTTATGAGCAAAAGGAAGTTTTAATTGACGTAGTCCTGTTCTAATGGTATATACATTATTAGATACACGTAACTTAATTTTACGTACGTTTTCTTTTAAATAACCTTTTGTACCAGGCGAATCTTTCTTTTGTGCATATAACTCTCTTAAATTATACGCATTTTTACGCATGATATTATCCACATGATTCATAATCTCATCTACTTCTTTATCTTGAATAGGTCCTTCGGATAACATAAACGGTATCTCAAATCTTTTAAGTTCTTGCGCATACGCATCGTCTGCTTCTTTAATCGTATCTAAATCTATAAACATTAAACTATTAGATTTACTATAATTTAAACCATTAAACATAGCTTCATACAAATACATTTCTGATTTAAGTGAATTTGTTATACCTGGCATATAATCTGCTTTATAAGATATAAAACCCTCACTGTCTTTTATCTCACTTATCATAAAATCATTCAATGATAAGAATGATTTGCGCATCTGTATTAATTCGTAGGTATCTAAATTAGCTGCATTGCTGATTGTTATATCACCATTGGTTTTAATGTATAATTTACGAATAAAAGGATTCATGGATTCTTTGATGTATGCAGCGCGTTGCTGTTCATCAATTTTATCGCTGTACTGTTTATCTATGGCTGCACCAACTCTTTCTTTTTCAGCCAATATCACCGCTTCTAATTTAAGAACCAGCGATTGCCTAAATGCTTCGTGACCAGAAAGAAACTTAACATTGTAATTTTCATCTATTGTTTTAAAATCCTTAGCTTCTTTTATAATACCTTTTGCCAATAATGATGTATATAATACTTTAGTATATAAACTTGCCGCTAAACGTCTTTTAAATTCAATATACGTTGTATTAGGTCCACTGAATCCAAGTGATTGAAATTTAACACCATCTAAATACATCTTGAATATTTTTTTAAGATTATAATCCAGTGCGGGACTATGTAGTGTTAATTTATCTTCGATAATATCATTGACTTTAAACAGTGATAATAGCGATGATTTAACGTGTGGATTAATACTGAAAAAGTTAGGTATGTCAAAAGGATAATCATCGGCTGTTTGGTCTTGGTCATTTGAATTTGTACTTTCTCGTTTAGTCATCATTTTATCCCTGAATGTAAAGAAGTTTTTACCATCGTAACTGGATGCTCTATACTTAGGAAATATTTTAGTAACTGTTTCTCTCAAATCCAATTGCTCATCTAATCGAGTCGTATAATCTCGTAGTGGTGTCAATATAGTAGATGTTTGTTTTAATCCTTCACCAATGGCTGCTAATTTTCTAAATGTGCGTGCTACTTCTAATTGTACTTTTGTTTGATATAAGATAGTTAATATATTGGGATCACTTTGAACTTTTTTTAATTCATTTAAAAATAATTCTTTTGATATCTTACCTTGTTTCGCTTGATTTTGCATCTTAATTAAATTCATAATGACAGCACTTTTATTATTATTTGTCTTACTGTCCAAAGAATCTTTCATTTGCTTTGTTGTCAATTCAAAACTACTTGAAGTACCTATTGTTAATTTAGATTTATCTATGTAAGATTCATCTGTTTCATCTCCTATTTCATTTAGTGTATCAAAAGACATTGATGTATTTTCTTCATCATTCTCATTATCATTTGTATCATCTAATTCCTCAATACTCTGATTGTTTAATTTTGTTAATAGTTCATCACCCTTGACATCTAAATCTGTTTTAAGTAAACGTAGTATATTTTTAACATCTGTTACTACTTGACCACTTGTTTTAGACAGATTACCTCGATATTCAAATAAATCAAATAATCTTACAGCAGGTTGATTGATTAACAACACTGCTTTTTCAAAAGGAATACCAATTGTCACAGCAGCAGTCAATGCGTTTGCAGTCGTATAATTTGCGTTTATGGCGTACAATAACATATCTTTAGCATTATCTATGGCAATGTTAACAAGTATCTGCATGATAGCCCAAATAGGCTTAGGCGGAATACCTGCTGCTATTTCTTCTTTTGTACGTCTTTCTACTTGTGACATTTGGTCATGTGATATACCATCAATGCGTACATGAAACTTATTTTTCAGCATCGGTTCTTCGTTTCTTCATCCAGAACGTGTGATATAAGATAATACTTTTACACTGTTGGCAAATATACCCGTAAGACTTGCACCATCAAATATATTTTTAAACATCTTTTGTGAATCTGAACGGAGTGATAAATTAGGTTCAAAGTCAAATCGAGCATCTGCAATACCCAAAGCACTAAATATACCTTTTATAGAATTAGGATTTGATTCAGGGCTACCATCTATAAACTCCGTAGAAATAGGTGTTGTCATACGTACTAAATTATTAGAATCAAATAATACTTGTATGGTATTTTCTACCATAACATTACGCAATACTTTATTCTCTAATTTAGATAGTACACCAATGTAAGATTTAAGTTCACCAATTGCTTTATCCGTAACTTTTTTATTGTCAGCATTGGTAACATATAAATCCTTATCGTTTATAAATACTTGAATGTCGTTTAATATTTGCTGCGCTGCTTCTTTATTTGCATATAACGCTTTCAAATATCTATCTTTATCAAATAATTCAACTGATTTACCGTCAGGTGTCGGTGTTTTATACATACCTACAATAGAACCTGCTGAGAAGTTTAGTTCATCTGTTTTAACCATATTGTATCGGATAGATATTTTATTAGGGTCACTGTTATTTATAACAGGTACATCAGGTACAGCTTTTATCTCACCTCAGTTAGCATTGGCTTCATCTTTACCGATAGATTCTCTTGTTATAACAAACAGTGAGTCTACGTCAAAGTCAGAACCATGTAAAGGTACTACTTCTTTAGGTACAATAATAGATGAATCGTTTTCTGTGTGATATCCCGCAACATTAATTAATATACCTGAGTTAATTTCTGTACTTGGTAGACGGAATCCTAAAAATAAAGAACTGTCTACAAGTGATTTACCTGATTCAATGGCTTCAATAATATGAGCGTACTCTAATTTAACTTCTCATTTGTTGTGTTTTTTATTAAAGTTATAAAAGAACGCTTTAGGTAAATACGCATCAGAAACCATACCTTGCGTTTCTTTTAACGTTGCTTCACCTTCGTCATTAAATATGATTTTACCATCTGCATCACGCGCATACGTAAATGTTTTTTGAATACGATATTCTAATTCAGTTGTTCTACCATCAAAGCGTATACTTGATTCTGTTACATCACTGCCTTCTGCCGTCATCAATGTAAATTTACCACCTTTAAATTTTAGTAATTTACCGAACTGTGTTTTAGATAAATTAGATGTTAAAAGTGTTATAATTTTCTTATCCATCAATAATGAATTAGCCGATAAACCGTTAACCATCAATTCATATAAATGAGCAGCTTCTGGTGATTTAGCTAATTCTTTCTTAATAAATGAATCAAATTCGACAGGTGATGAACCTACATTTTTCTCAAATTCAAGTAAACCTTTTTCTAACAAATAACCTTGTGCTTGATACGCTTCATCAGCTCTCCATGACTTGTTCTGTCCCGTATTAATGAAATACATGATTTGAGAGAATAATGCTATTTTATTCTTAGTCAGAACTAAATCAGATTGAGGGTTAAATTGTATTCTGTTATTGACATTAGATAAAGATAATATCTTAGTACCTCTATTCATTAACTCTGTACGTTTTGCACCAATAGATTCGTTGTCTGTTGTTTCAGTTAATTCAGCAAATGTCGGATTATTTTTAGGCTTACCTACTTTAATACCCGTTTCAAATACCAACTCACCAATAGGTTGATGAACATCATCTTGATATTCAAGAAAGTTTTTAATGGCTTTAAGACGAGGAAATTTATTAACCAAATCATCTGTTAAAACAATGTGAGAGTTCTTTAAATAAAATGTAATAGGCTCTGCCGTTGTAATTTGATATGTTGTCTTTTCAATACCATTTTCATCAGTAGATACTATTGTGTCTATTTTACTATGCGGCGCATCTTTATTATTTTCACTTGTTAAATCAACTATTTTCTTTAAAGCATCTTTTGCTTTTTGTTCTGTGTCATATACTTCTGGTCTTTGTACATCAATTGTCTCAATACCAAAATACATATTTTTAGCGATGCCTGAAAAATTCATCTTATCATTTAAACCAGCTCTAATGTCTGCCTCACGTGCTACTGTCATAAATGCCTGAGCATCCGTGATATCATATCCTTTATCAGAATAATATTTAAGTATAGCGTCAATTTCGTTATTTACGTCTATGAGTTCTGATTCAGATAATTGTTTGTTACCAATAAACATATTGCGTAAGAATCTTTGTATACTGCTGTTTTTCTTATATGCTTCTACATCATCATCTTTTTCATTTTTAGCACCAACAACATCTTTGACAATCAATACACTGAACTTTTCCTTAGATCCAATACTGAATTTTTTAGTACGCTCATCATAATGACTGATTAACTGCATATGACCAGCACCTGTAGCACCAGCTAAACGTTTAACAATCACTTTACCATTTTTATATAAAGCAAATGGTCCAGTAACAACCTGATTTAAGAAATAACCGTTGACATAATTGTTATATACATACGCTTCTATAATAGGTCTAATGAACTTATTAGCGTCTTCTGTAGTTAACACATAACGCTTTTTATCTTGTACAATAAAACCTTCTTTTCTATCTTTACCTTGACCTGTTTTTTCACGCAGTGCTTCAAAGTATTTTTCACCTAAATTCCAAGATTTATTTGTTGAATTCAGTGATGCTATTTTAGAAAATAATTCATGGTCAAATAATGTTTGTTCTTCTAATAACTCTCGCATTAAAAGATTTATCTCATCATTTAACTTATTTTCAGTGACACGTAGTATTTCATCTACACTGGCTGAATCGACAAATTGGTTTGTCATAATATCATTACCATCTTTGTCTTTAAATTGAAAGTTATTAAAACGCTGCTTAGGGTCAGCACCTCATTGAGATAAACCTTTATTGTGTGCTTTTAACTGTCTGATAATAGCTCTTAATCCGTCTTTAGTCGCTTCTTTTGATAAGACTTTAACTTGAGCAGCTTTCATTTTCTCACGTTCTTCTAAGTCATAAAAAGACTGCATGTAAGTAGGTGCACTGGATGCAGCTGTGGATATAGCATCTATAAAATATCCGATGAATTCACGTCTATAATACTCTGCTTTATTCTCATTTTTACGTACTTTTACAAGTCCCGTATTTTCATTACGATGTGCATCATATGTGAATATACGTTGAATTGTATTACTGTATGTAGCTGATTTATTAACGAAACCATTTAAAAGCATCATGGGTGTTTTCAGATAAGACTCTACATCATAGTAAGATTCTTTATGAAAATTCATCAATTGTTTCATAACTTTATCTAAATGCGTAGCAAGTATATCACGTACTACTTTTTTACCATCTGCGGCAACCATCATCTTTTCACGAGCATAGTTCGTTTCTCTGAATATTTTGTCTATAAATGTCGGTATTTTAGTATTAAGTGTATTCAGAAGTATTTCATGAATTGTAATAATATTACTTGCTACTTCACCTTCAAAATTAGCCATATTAACTTCTTCTTTACCCAACTGTTCGGCGATTGTAGAAAGTATAAACGTAATATCAGATATACCTATGGCTGTCATATTATCAGCAATTTGATAATCATCCGAAGTCAATCCAGCCAATTCTAAGAAATTCTTAATTGTAATTGTATTTTTTGATACTACTGTTTTATCACCAGGCTGCGTTACATAATTGTATATTTGTAACATACCTTTAGCAAAAGAGTCTTCTTTGGCATTACTGGCTGCTTTTTCTAAATCTGCCCAACTTGAATAATTACTGAATCTTCTGATTAATACATTGACAAATGTAGATTCTGTTTTCTCCCTGCCTGTATCATCTTTATTAGCCATAAGACGTGTTTCTATTTGACGACCAAACTTCTTTTCTGTTGTCGCAATTTGGAAATTTAAACGTGTCATAGAACCCATAACATTCTGAAAACCTTTTACGACTTGTGATAGCTCAGTCATACGGTACATATTGTTTAACTCATCTACTGACAAACCTGTACCTGTTTGCTCATTGTACTCATCAAATTGGTTGATTAAATTATAGAATGTACCTATACGAGAACCTGTTACTTTATACTCTTTTTTAAGTGTATATTTAGCGGGTATAATAGTACCATCATCATTTGTTACAGCTTCTTCAATTTCTACATTTGCTGTTTCATCAAATGCTTGTAATAAAGTAAATGTATCAAATATAAACTTACCATCTTTTTTAAGTTTTTCTGAATCACGACCTTCTGTTTTTAAAATAGTTAATAACGTAGACAATGTCATATTATTTTGACGCAGTAACATATCTTGCTTATTTCATGCTGCTAAGGCTTCATCACCCGAATTAGGTAATGCGTTGTTGTCTACATCAGGATTCATTTTAAACGTATAGAATAATGAACTTTTATCATTTTTTGGATCTGTACGCTCATGTATTACTTTATCCAGTGGTATAATAACTACTTTATTGCTATCAAATACATCAAATACTTCATAAGGTGAACTGTTCTTAGTAGGTATTGTTCTACGTATAGCATCTTTGACAGCAGCCATAAGAAAAGTACCAGAGAAATTCATCTTCATGGTTTTAGCAATGTTGTCCAATTGCTGCAATAAATCATTGTTTGTACGATTATTCATCTCAAACAACTTAAATATTTCCAGTGATTTAGCATATGCGAAACGCGCATCTATAAACTTAAATGATGATAGTTTAGTATTGTCTTTTTCGTCACGTAATTTAGCTCTATCTTTATCAGGAATGGTAGCAAAGAATAATTTCATATTTGCATGAAGTGTCGCTTCTTGCGAAATATCCTCAGAACTCTGAATTTCTTTTTTTAAGTTAATGTCGCCTAATTCAGATAAATCAATTTTATCTAAATCAATTTCTTCATTATCAAAAGTAAATATATCATCAGCATTTCTTTCTAAACTACCTATAATCAATGAAGCTATGATATTTAAGTTCTTAAAACTTGATTCTGTTACAATATCATTGTTTGAATTGGTTTTTACAGTTGTAATTAAATTATGTAAAAACTGTCTTTTAGTTTTTACACTTTTATAATCATTGGTGATTTCTTTTAAATCAGCAGCTTCTTCTTTTGATAACGCTTCGTTGTTTGCTATTTTATTGTTTAGATATTCACCTTCTTCATTGGCCCATATAAGTCAATCATTTAAAACACCGTATTCAGAAATAGCTTTTTGTTGTAACATCGGTAATATTTCAGCACTCGTGACTAAAAATCTATTATTACCTTCTTGTATACCTTGATATAATAGCTGCGTTAAATATTGCGATACAATATCTTTTGATTTAATTACTTTATCTAAATCTGTGAAATCAGATAAATCTTTTTCCATAAAAGCGATAGCAGAACTATTTGATTCAGTAGCGTCATAAAAATAATTATTCTTTATAGTACCTTTATCAATAGCTTCAAATACACTGTCTAAATCTTTATTGTATTCTTTTGTAAAACCTAAGAAACTTAATATTTTATCGAATAAACTTATTTTAGTTCTGAATTTATCTTTCGCATATTTTTCAAACAAATCAGCACCATATTCTTCTATTTCAATAGGTGATATTACTTCTACCCCGTCTTTTATAGCACGTGACTTAATAAGTGACTCTACATGTAATCTCTCCTTAGCTGTCAAATAATGACGGTATACGTTGTGAAAAGATTCATGTGATATTGTATTCGCATAAAATACTTTATTACCATTTGCATCTATGTCATATACAATAGTTCTTGCACCTTGACTGACAAAACCCCATACTTGCTTTGTTCCATTGTCTCTATGCACTACTTGTGCACGAGATAGAAACTGAACGTTGTTTAAATCATTAGCTGTTAAAGATTTACCAATTAATTGTTTTAAAAATATATTTAATCTATTCTTAAACGGTAATTGCGGTGTTAATCTTTTAAGATATAATACAGCTTCTGATTCTGTCATTTCTCTACCTAAAATAATAGATTTATTATTAATATCTTTACTAAATTCAACATCATCTTTAGTAACAGATAAATCAATGTCATTTATTCGAGGTTTTGCCTTACGTTCTTTTGGTGCTTCTGTTTGTGGTGTAAGATTTTGTATTTCAGCAGATACATCTTCAATGGTTGTAATAGCTTCTTCTTTATTCACTAAATCAGCTCTGTAAATAGACATCTTAGTTGGTTCGACATTTTCTACTAATGCTGGTGCTTTATCGCTTAAAGCGTCAAAAATCATCTTTATATCATTACCTTCTGCGTTTTGCATAGCATCGGCAATATCCGCCATAGACATCTTTTCACCCTTAGCAATTCTATCTAATTTAGTCGCATTGTTAATCTTCGTATCACCACTCATATCTTTTGTTGGTGACAGTGATATAGGTTCATTTAATGTCGGGTCATTTAATACATCTTCTAATCTTTCATTACTTCACGGTGACGTAGCTTGGTCAGCATACTGCGCTAAGAATTTATTTGCTTCATCTTGTGTGATAATACCTTCACTAATCATGGTATCAATAAGCATGTCAAGTGCTTGGTCATCGTATCCGTGTTGGTACATGAAACCATCCAATGATTTTTTATCATCGAGTTCTCAGTTTTTATATGCTTTAACTTCTTTTTTAAGTGTGCCCCATAATTGACTGCGCTGTGCATCAAAAGAAAATAATGAGCGTGCTCTGTTTTTCTTCTTGACTTTCTCATCTTTTTTAGATGAAAATAAACTAATTTTTATACGAGATGGTTTGTTGGCAATCAGTCTATTCTGACGTGCTACTGAATTAAGCGCTGTTTGATATTTATTAGACCTGTGCGAAAGTTTCTTTGTTTTAACTTTTTCATTACCTTTACTGGTACTGTTAATTATTTGACCACCTTTACCTAATAAATCACCCATGAGTTTTTCATCAGCCATAATTGCATTTAATTCTTCTAAGGTAACGTCTAAATTCTCTTTACCTGCATTCTGAGCTTTTAAGAAACTACTTACTTTACCTATTTGCTTATCTGTCAGTTTATAAGAGTGCCACTCATAACCACCTACCTCATCACGCTTAACTTGAATAACCAGTTGATTGGTATTGCGAATAGATATATTATGTGTTTTTTCCCCATCTGCTATCGGATTAAATATGGGATTGCGTTTACTATCATCTTTATTTAATTCTGATATAAATGATGTTAATGCTAATTTATAATCTGTATTTTCTGGATGATATAATACGTCAATTAATTTCTTAAATATTTCAATATTATCATCTTTAATTATTTCAGGTACATATTGTTTGCGTACTCAGTTACTTGAACTGTTTTCTTCACCTTTGTCATTTTTACCATATAACAAACCTTGCAACCACGGATTGGTAGCCCATTCTTGTAATTTATTTTGACGCACAGCAACAAACTTTTGCATGAGTTCTGCAATAAGTAACGCCTGTATTTCTTGATTAGACGCATTAAATTCTTTATTGCCTTCGCTATTAATTGTATATAAGCTGGCAATTGTTTCAAGTGTTTGTACAAATACAGGATTAGAGAAATCTATACCCAGCGGATTATTAGCGTTCGCATCAAATAATATAGGTGCTCCATTATTACTTGACATTGTAACTGCTTCTTTTAATAAATCAACAAGTTCACTGATCGTCTGATGTTCAATGGACTTATTTGTCATCTTAGGTGGAATAAGTGGTATGACATGTGCTTGATTGTGAGATGACACTGTACCGTCTTTTCTTTTAATTTTAGGAGACTTTATGATAAGTAAAGGTAATCCTTTTCATTTACGAATAACTTTGGCTGTACGAGCAGAAAAGTTATATTTACCTTTCTCCGCACGAATATCCCCGTAGTCAGCTAATTGCTGCGTACCTACCCAAATGGTAATTAACCCTTCTTTGAGTGCTTTCGGATTAATGGATACATTACCTTTATCATCTACAAGCGTTAAAGGTACTTCAATACTATGTTTTTGATTATAAGGCAACTTCATCATACCTTGTTCGTACGCATGAATAGACCTTGTCATCTCATTGTCAAACGTATAATTATTAGGATTGCTAATAGCTTCTTCTTCTTTGGTTCTACCATCTTGATTCAGATAAGTAAACTTCATAGAAGACTTCTCTTTTACATTAAACGCAGGACCAATTAAATGCTTAGGTTGAATGGTCTGTACTTTTGTCTTATCGTAACCACCTGGGAATATAGCTGTTTTCTTTCCTTTAAATTCAGTATCAGCTTGTATATAAATTTCAAATAAATCTTTATGACGAGGCGTTACACCGTCTTCCATAAAGATATCTTTTTCTGATAATACACCTACTTCAATATATTTATTGGTTACTAATTGACCTGACATATCTTTAACAGGTGCCATAAGTCTAATCATAAAGCTTGAACCACCTGTGACATAAATAGCACGAATACCTTGACCTACAGGCATGTAATTATTACCTTCATCGTCTTGAACAGTTGTCGGTATATAATTAGGATTTTTATCCAGTAAGTTCTGTATTTCCTGTGCTGTTAAATCACCTGTAAAATGAATATCTGCTGGATAAAACAATTCTATTATTTTATCTTTAAGCTGTGATAATAACGGAGTCTTTCCTTTTTTATTAGCTTTCTTTTTTTTATCTATTGTTTTAGCTTCTGATTTTTTATTGGTTATATTTTCTTCATCATCTTCCTTAGCTATGTCTTCTGCTAATTCAAGTGTTGGTGCTTCTGATTCAGTTACAGCATCTTCATTATCTTTTTCAAGTGACTCATCTTCCGATACATTTTCATCATCTGTTATAGGTATATCAGGCGCATGATTAGTAGGTGTTTTAGCATCATCTTTTTCGGTAGCTGCTGCCTGTGTAGATTGATTACTGACCTTTACAGATGACTTCTTATAATTTACATCTAACATTTCAGCTGATGTATTTAAGTCTGTCATAAACTCTTTAAATACTGTTGTATTGTGCGCTATTTCATCCGTTAAATTATTGACAGAACTATTCACATTATCATCTTTCATATGATTATTCGTCAACGTATTGTCTTGCATATACGAAAATTTACGTGCACGTGTGAGTGCTGTATAGGCAATCGAATTATAATAGCGATTTGCTTTACCTTGCACCGTAAAAGCCAATTCACTGATGGCAACATCACGAATAACAATTTTACCACCTTCAAACATCAATGCGGATGTACGTTGTTTCTCATTAAAGTCAAAATACACCTCATCATAAGATTCACCCTGTGCTTCTACATGTGTTAAAATTAATGTATGCTTATCTGCTAATGCTAAATAAGGTGATTTAGCTGCTTCTGAGGCTACAATAATAGCTCTGGTTGTATCAGGTCTAATTGCTTTTTGTGCAGCTACAATCGCCACTATACTATCTTTACCGACCATACTACCCTTAGGTATAATAGATGTATCTGATATCAAGTCAGATTCTTCTACATTAGCAACAGTCATCGTTTCTTTGACCTGTGAGTTAGAATTATCAAATAACTTAGCAAAGCTTCGGATACTTGGAATAATAGCTCTGTAATTAAGTGTGAGTGCCTTAATGCTTTTAGTGCGGTCAATGTTATTTTGAAAAGCTGTACCTGGATTATTTGTTGTTTGCGAGGGGTCACCTAATAGTAAAACAGGTAGTTTATCTATCTTCGCTTTTTTCATCTTTGTTTCCAGCGCATTGAAATATTCAATGGGAATAGCAAATGATTCATCTATGACAACAGCTGACAATTTACCAAATTCTTCATCGGACATTTCTAATAAAGCGTTCAAATTCTGCGTAACTGTTTCAGTATCTGTTAATACTTTTTGAACATTCTTGGTTGATGTTACTGTATGACCTGTTACAAACAATGTCTTCTTATCTACCGTACCTTCCGCTTCTAAATAGTTTATAACAGTTCTTACAACTATTGATGTTTTTCCAGCTCCAGCTACGCCTGCGATATTTATGAAGGGTGTATACAAAGATTTAGTTTTAATCTCTTTAACCGTCAATATCATATCTAATATAGCCAACATTTGTTGGTATGTTGGATACTTACCTGGTTCTTGTTTCTGAAACTGTTCTATGACTTTATTTATAACAAGTGGATTAGTCGCAATACGTTCTAACATCTCTAAGTTTTCAAGTTGTAACATAGCTGTCAAGAACTTAATGAACTCTTGTTTAGATTCTTTATTTATAAAGTCTTTGTCTGATTTACTTGACTTAGCTGTTTTAAGTAATGTTGTAATATCCTTATGTCTTTCAAATTCATTTTGTAATGTACCATTCACTAATTTATTAGACAAGTCACCACCAAAATCAACAAGCCCATAATTAGATGACTGCGTGAAATATGACAACACCATATCTACAGCTGTTTTTTTGTCCGTAGATATTTTAAGATAACCTTTTATCTTTTTATCAGCATTACTTAATAGTGTACCAATGATATTCTTTTTCTTCTCTTTAAGCACACTTGATATATTCTTAGGTTTCAGTACACCTAATCTATTAAGTAGCGCCATAAACGAAGGAAATGTATTCTTTTTAGATTCTATTGTTGTTTCAGATAAGTCAGGATCAACAGTATTAATTATTATATGCTCTTCATAGGCATTTACAACATCATCATTTAAACCATCTACAGCTATATCTCGAATAGTTTTATCTATTTTATCAGATTCCATAATGCTGTCAGCACTACTATTTTCCTGAGCTAATTGATAATCGCGAATATCTTTAAGTCTTTTTTCTGACTGCGCATTGTATAGTGTAATTAATTGATTTATATGTAGTAACATTTCAGCAGTACCCATTTGACGACCATCGTAATTACGATAGTTGGTTTTACCGTCATATGTTCTGAAACCATTTTCAATACCGTCTATTGTATCTTTACTATAATGATTATCATTGGGTGTCGCTTTTTCTTTATCGACAAAAGCTTGAATTATTTCAATTTGTTCTTTTAAATTTTTTAATACTTCAATGTCAATATCAACTTCATAATCCTCTTTTAATTCACCTATGTTATCATAGGCTTCGCTTAGAAACTTACGCAATAAATCTTGGACATCTTTTGTACTATTCTTAAAAAATTCTAAAAATGCAAAGTTATTTAATCCCTTGATGCCTTTTTTAGCAGCTTCACGAATAGCCTCATTGTAAGCAACTGACTGCTTAGCATAATCACTTATATTTGCAAAGTCAAAACTTTCTAATTCATTAATATATTGTGACTGGTATCATTCATTTTGACGTTGTAATTCTTCTCTTAATGTATTTAGCGCTTCTTCTGATAAAGCGTAATTGTCATCAACAGCTGTAGATGTATCAACACCCATAGATTCTAACTGCGCTAAAAAATCATCTGTTATATCAAATCTTGCAGGATTATCACTTTGTACTAATCCATCATAATCATCAATTAAAGCCAATGTTTCATTGTTGTCATTAATTTGTTTTTGTACTGTCGCTTTTGATTTATTGACAACATCTTGTAAGCGATTGACTTTATCTAATACATCTTTATTCAAAGCGTGCATTTTAATACCAGTATTGTCATTAAGCATATTTTTAACCATCGTTAATTGATTGCTTAATTCAGTTACATCCGCAGGGTCAACCTTATCTATATCCGCCAATTTATCTTCTAATTCATTGGCTAAATCCTTAGCTGCAACTAAGTCATAGAATATAGATTCACGCATACTTGGTTGACTACCATTGACTAATCGGTATTTATCAGACTGCTTTAACACTTCATCATTCATTTGAGTCTCAAAAGCATTACCTCCTGGTTCAGCAATGGCTGTTAAGTTTTTCCACTCTTCAAATCGTGTCATGCCTGAATCAGTCGGATTGTTAATCATCTTAAAACTGTCTTCAAACAATTGAGAGTCTTCGATGGCTTTATCTAACTGCTCACGTGCTTTATCTGATATATCTGTACGCTGACGCATCCGATTAAATGAATGACGTTTAAGTTTTTCTAAACCTAATACTTTCTTTAACGTATCTGCATAAGTATTAAATAGATTTTTCTCATCAGCATCCATCATGTCAGTTTCAGTCTCTGTATTCTTAACTTCCATATTGGCTTGTTTAACCATTTCTCTGAACTTAGCGATACGCTGCTTAGCATCTCCTTTGAGTTGATTAAGTGATGTTGTATCCGTATTCTTATCATTGTGATTGTTCATCATATCTTCTATGATGAGTTCTCTGTCTGTCTCATCCATCTGAGCCATCATACTACTATTTTCTAAATCATATGCAAATTGATAGAGTGCGTGGTCATCATTGAGTGTACTCAAATAGCGATTGTTTTCAAGTGATGCTACTTGGTCATGTGATTCATCAAGCATTAAACCCATAGAGCGAGTACGCATAACGTCAGCTTTACGAGGATCCATCTTAGCTTCACTATCGGGACTTGGTACCCACGCTTCTTTTGTTACCTTACGTGTCTTAGTTTCTTCACCATCTTGATATTCTTCGTCTACTTCATATTGCTGTTTAATCAAAGGATTAGTGTGATTAGCAATAAGTCGTGCGTTAGCATATTTAGATGCTTGATCAAAATTCTTTCACCAACCTTGTTTTTGTGCGTTGTAAGCAGTGTCTTTACGTGCACGTTCAGTTATAGATGAAATCATATTAGCTGGTCCTCCGATAACACCACCAAGCATAATAGCAGCTGATGCGTCATCTTCTGTTGTACCTTTTTTAGTACCTTCCACTAAGCCTGTCATAGCGAACATATTTTGTGCAAAACCTTTTAATCCGCGTGCGTAGTTTTCTCCTATGCTATCTATATTATCATCCTTACCAAGTTCTGCTTCTGCATACTGCTTATAGTATTTAGATACTGATTCTTGTATATTTTCTTCCCAAGCACCTTCTTTAGCAAAACCTTCTAAAAATGCTTTGGCTGTATTACGCATACTTTTTTTACCCAATTGGTCTACAGCAGCTCCTTCTACACCACGCTCTGCGGCATGAATACCTCGTCTAAAGTCGTTTGCTTTATCAGCCGTTTTGCGCAGCGCCCATCCTGATTCCATTCATCCAGAAAAAGGTAAAATCATCATGTTAGCACCAAAAGTATTAGCGGCTGCATTAGCTGCTTTACTTTTAATTTGTTCGTCTGTCATATCAGCAAATGCTTTATATTCAGCTATACCTTGTCTACCCAACTCCCTCTTTTGATTAAGCTCTTCCTTAATCTCTTTTTGTACACCGTAAGCTTCTGTTGCTGATTCTGATAGTGTAGAATATGTTGTCATTAAACCACGCTCTAATCCAGAATTAGCTGCCAATAAATTCAATTGATTGTACATACCCACACTTTCACCTGCGGCTATTTTTGCAGCACTCTTTGCAGCTAATTTAGAGCTAAGACCACTTGCTTGCACTAAATTACCCACACCTCTACTACCTACAATAGACGAAGCCATAAAAGCTAAACCATCCATCGCATCACTGGCTCAAAAATCAGCTGTTTTCATACGACCTCAGAAATTACCATTGGTATAAGCATCTGATTTATAAATGGGAATAGCTTCTTTCATGCTTTCTTCCATTTGGTCTAAACCATTGCGGAAAGGGTTATCCAATAAGTTGGCTAATTCTAATCCATCTCCACCTGTGAATACAGAACCTACATTAGATGCGAGCGTTGCTGCGGCAGCACCAAAGTCATGAATACCCCCCATTGTTTTAAGTGCGATAGAGCTTAATGTACGAGGTACAGCAGCCAATCATTTATTCATACTACCTTGCTTATATGACCGATAGTCTTCCTGACTACCCATAGTGAGTGGGTTATAGCCAGCGTCATATTTAGAATCGTGTTTAACTTTTATTAATCGAGAATCATAAGAGTCACTCAATGGTTGAGTGATTGGTGTATACCTTAGTTTATCTCCCCCCGTAGGTGGTGTAGCAAAACCATTGATAGGTGTATATTCGAGCTTTGGTTCCATGTGTAATTTTTGAATCTATTAGTTTATAATATATAATATTATTTATAAATTTAGTTTAGTTATTCTGAGTAAGGTTGATTACCTCTTTGGAATTGCATATCTTTTTCTTTGCGTCTGTTATCCATAAACATTGGATTGACATCTTCATGAAATTGTTGTGATAACTTAGTAAAATCACCAAATGTTATAGGTGCATAAGATTTGCCATTCACATCTTTTGATTTAAGAACTACTTGACCATCATCAAGTATTTCAGTTGTAATTTCCATTGGCGTTCCATTATTAAGATATGGTAACTGAACATAATTCTTTTTGCCATTTATCAATAAATCTCTACCGAGTTGTGCTTCTCTTTCCATGACAGGATGTAATTCTTTAGGAATCAATTGTTCTGATATATAACGTTTACCACCTACTTGGAATACTGTACCGAATACACCTGTTGTAATTGGAAGTGTACTGGTTATACCACCTATTTTACCATCTCTAACCATTTTAGCACCATCTTCATCAAACTTAGCTAATCCATTTAATTTCAGCTTACGACCTGATGGTTTACCATTTTCATCAATTTCTTGAACAACTAAATGATGTCTATTTTGCCATACTTGATTACCGACTTCTTCTGATTTATCAGCACTCATAGCAGAACCTTTATTATTGAAATTTTGTGTACGGTTAAGTAATTCATAATTATGAGTTAACTGCTTAGCTAATTTAGCATCATAATCTTTTTTAACTTGTGGATTCTTAGACTGAACAACGTTTTTATAATCATTGGCTAATTGTGATTTAGTTTTAGATAATGCTGCTTGATATAAATGATTGTCTTTGTACGCTGGATGATTCTCATCTAATGTTTGATTTTTAGAATTTCTTATTAAATTTTCTTTATTGGCACTTGCTCTAAGTGGTGAATTACTCAATGTTTTTTCACCAAATAATAAAGGATATCTTTTATTTTCCATAAAATTATTAGCTGATATTTCTTTAGTAAAATCAATAGGGTCAGCAGGGGCATTAAAATTATTTATATCTATTGGCATAACTCCTGATACTTGTGGTCCAAATAACATTTGGTCTTGTGCTTGTTTTTCAGCATGTCTACGATTACGTCCAGCTTCACTTAAATCATCAGCTAATGCTTGATTGTATTTCATATCTTGGTCAAGTTCTTGCTTTGTATAAGACCTTAACCGAGCTTTAGCACCAATAGCACCAAGTGTTTGTTGTTTGAAATCTTTATTGCCTATCATATCTTGAAACCGAGCGTAATCATTATATTCTTTATTATTCGCTACATAACCAAGTGTACCATTAAATAATTTATCTTCACTTAACACCTCATTGGATACTGTGTTCTTCATAAACCATCTCCCATCTGGTGATTGCGACCACTGACCAGTTTTTAATGAATCTGGCTTAACTTTATCTAAAGCATCATCGTATGTTTTGTCAGCATTAAATTTAGGTATATATAAATCTTTATATGTATTGTATATACCTGTAACAGGGTCTATTTGACCTATACCTTTATAATTACCTAAGCTGTAAGATAATCCTCGTTGTAAATCATCTGCGCTGATATCACCTTTTTCATATTGTTTTTGTAAAGATTCCTTATTGGCTTGGAATCTATTGTATTCACCTTCTACTGCTTTAAGTCTACCTTTAGTCATTTCGTTTTTAAGGTCTCTTTTAAGCCCTACAACGTCTTTACCCATTTGTGAGTAATCTCCATTACCTGATGCAATAAGTTTATCTATACGGTCTTGAAATGACTTCTGCACTTCTGTTACAATACCTTTATCTGGGTCTAAAGCATTTGCTTTAATCATATCAGGTATGACATTCAAATCACCATAATTTTGGTCTGACTTAGCTTGTAGTTTATCCAGTGTATTATACAATGCTTCTACAGGAAAGTCATATGGTTTTATGTTCCAATCAGTGGGAACATAATTCATGTATCTATTAATACCCATTATTTTGTCGTTTTAGTTTTATTATCTACTACACCTAATCCACCTAATTGACTGGCTAATTCAGGATCATCCTTTAACATATTAGCCCATATTTCTGGTGATAACTTAGTACGTAAACGAATCATCATTTCATCACGCTGTCTTTGATTTTTAGCTGTACCTAAGAATTTAGCCATGCCTGCAATATCATTATAGAATCCCATACGCATTTGCTGTGCTACACCACGATTGCGTGAGTTTAAATCATCTGTTTGATTCATACTTTGATTATTAGCTCCTTGACGCTGCGCAAGTCTTTCTTCGTACTGTGTCATTAAACCCTTATTTTTCTCACTGTAATCACTGATAATATTATTGTCAGCACCTAACTTAGATGAGAACGCAGCTTGTCGCATAGCGTTAGCACCAGCTACTGTACCACTGTTTTCATTTACATTATAAAGCATATCTCTATATTCCTTATTAGAATTATATAATGCTTGTGTAGGGTCAAGTTGTTGCTGTGTGATAGGTGTATTCTGTAAGCGATAAGGTTCTACTTGTACTTTATCAAATGCTTCAATAGCTTTTGGTATCATAGATGCTATGCCGCCATACATTGATATTTTATCACCATCTGATAAGAATCCTGGCTTTTTAACTTTTGGTGGTACAAATGGTATATTTTCTTTTAAGTTAGGAATTTCCGTATATTGAGAAGGTGTTTGACTTGTAACTTGTTGTGGTGATGTATTCATATTAAATGTATCCTGACCTACTTTAAAATTACGCTGTGGTAACATATTAACTAAATTATTAGTAGAGTCAAATGTTTCACCGTTGGGATTAACAGGGTTGGTATTATATGTATTTGGAATAGAGCTGTATGCTCTACTTTTATTTACGTTTTGAGCAGAATAACTTAAAGGTAATTGAGGTGAAATTTTAGCATTTGAATTCACCATATTAAACATATTATATGGGTCACCATTCGGTACACCTATTTCTTTAGGTACTTTTTTAAGTGCATTAGCCATCATATTTAAATCAGGTATGCCACCACCATAAGCATAGCCTTCTGGTTGTTGCATGGGTTGTTGTGATTGCTGTCTGTCACCACTTGCGTTAGCTACCATTTCTTGTATGCTGTATAGACCATCTACTTGTTTATTCATCATCTCTTTAGTACGATTACTAATGACATCATTCGTACGATTTTTTTCTAAAAAGCCTATCTTTTTTTCTACGCTTTTTACTTCTTCACTTATTTTTTTACCTGTGTACGGATTAAAGTATTTATCCGATATAACCCTATCTTTGTCAGTATCCAAGACTTCATTATAATCTAATTTTATATCTTGCCCTTTATAGTTAATTTGATTACCATCTATTTCATTTGGTGCGCCTGTAACTTGCATAGCACCAGAATTTAATTGCTTCATTTGACCACCTGTTTCATATCCAAAAGTTTTTTTAGTTTCGTTGTATGCTGTTTTCATTAGTTCAGGAAAAGAACTAAAACTTTTACCAATATGTTCATTAGCTTCTTTAGAATCTCATCCAGGAACAGCTGCGTCTAAGCCGTCTGTAAGAAAAGGAACAGCACTAAACATAGATTTTAAATAATTACCTTTAATAGCTTCATTTACCGTAACGGCAGGTGTAATTAATTTACCACCTACTTTTGCTGCTACATTACGTGTTAAATTAGTTGTTGTTAAGCTTCGTTTAAGTAACTCATCTGCAAATGGTAAAGATTTATTTTTATCTTTATTGGGTGGGTCAATTAATCCACCCATAGCATATCCAAACGCATCTGTATTTTTATAACTTGTCGGTTGCTTAGCTTGTGGTGTAATCAAGTCAGCAATTGAATTAACTACACCAATACCTGATGTAAATGCGTTAAGTGCTGTACCTACACCTGGAATAGCTGATGTCAATGGTGCTATGCTATTCAACATATCTAATGGTCCACCAGTAGCATACATATTTTTATTTATTGTTTTTTTTGTGTTCTTTTTCATGTTATCTAAAAGATATGTTATTTTTAGTAGATATTAAATCTGTTGAATGTTTATAATTTTCTGAATGCAGTGATTCTAATCTGACCGATAAATATTGGTCTCGCATACGTTCTAATTCAAATGGTGATTTATTAAAGTTGGTATTCAATAAATTTTCTTCACCAAAGAAATAATCATCATCTCATAATAGATTTACTGGATTATCATCATTGCCTGCTTTGGTCGCATAATCTCGTAAGTTAGAAAAATAAAAAGCATTTTCAATATAACTACATTGGATATTGGTATTTAGTGTAGTTGGTAAATTAAATCCGTTATTTGGTTTAACCACATTAATTAAATGAAGACCAGTTGATTGCTTAGAATTAAATGCGATAACAGAATTAAACGTTTTATTCTCTATTCTATTAAATGTATTATTTACAGGCAATCATGTTTTAGTAAATAATCGAATACTTTCAAATACTTTAACTTGAAAACCAGACTCATTCATATTAAACCATAATACGTGTTTAAATTTATTACCATAATATGTTTGATATAAGCCTACATTATGTCTCCATATACTTGTATCACCTTTGTTTGCTGATATACTCTTAGAAGTAAAAAAAGTATTATTGTTGGTTAAATAATATTCAGGTATGTAAGAATGAAACGACGCAAAACAATCTCTGATTAAATCATAGCTTACTGTTCAGCTTATATTTTTAAATAAATCTGGTCAGTAACGCATTTCAATTGAAATAGATATTGGATTATTAATGTCGTCAACATACATTCATTTTTTAGTAACAAAATCAAATTCTAATAAACCATCAGCTATTTTAGTTTTAGCCAAATTAGTTAATCTATAATCTATTTTAGTTAACAAATATCTTTTATTCAACGGGTCATAACCCGATGTAAAACCTATACCATCTTGGTAATAATATTTATCGCTAAAAGGATATTCTCTCATGTAAATATCAATCATATCTTTATTGATATTTAATCCACCATGTTTTTTAAAGAATCTACGCATACCTTTCATCGTTAATTCTTTAAGTCCATCGGACAACATAAATAAAGTTCTATTATCTTTATTATAATATATTGTACCAAACTCTGTATTCTGAACTGTTAAATAATCTTTGGTACCGCTATAAGAAAACTCTGTTGTTGTTATAGCTTGTTGTGGTATAGATGTGATATCGCCTGTACCTAAATATACCAACGCATCATTTGTCTTAATTGTTTGTGCTTTAATAGGTATAAATACCAATGATTTATCTGTCAAGGCATACAATTTATCTTTGTCTAAAAACAAATGATTTAATTCACCTAATGCAGCATTTAAGTCTGCGTAATTATTAGGTTTAATATTTTTATAACTATCTTTACGCAGTTCTTGAAAACTCTTTTCTGAGTATACTATTCTATTAGGATAAGTATTTTGACAATCTTTACAATAATCAAAATTAAATGGTAAGCTATAATAAGGTTTACTATAACCATGATTAGAATAATCTTGATTATAATCTATAAACTGATTGATTAACTGCTGTTGATTATCTATAAGACTAATCTTCTTTTGAAATAAAAAATACTTAGTCATAGCAGGTACTATAATATTAGTATAATTTACATTACCTACTGGATGCGTATCATTGATTGTTTTTAAATACGGTCATAAATGTGAAAAATATCTACCATCAGTATAGTCATCAAAGTCTTTCGTTTCATCATCAAACAACGGATTCTTATTAGAATTACTTCTTAATCCAAAATTAATATCACTTTCTACATACGTGAATATAAATTGATGATGATTTCTATAATTTTCATCAGTATTAGCTGGAAAGTTTTGATTTCATTCTCCAGGAGCACCTTTTCATCCAGCACCTCTATTAGCTAATTCAACAACCATTGGTGTAATAAAAGTATCACCTCCACGTACTTCAATTGTATTGCCTGTTTTAGTTTGCGCTACATCAAAATATGTAATACTTGTTAATTCATTATACGGTTCTATGTTTTTCTTCAATGCACCGTACGTAATCATCGGTTTGTCTATTTGTGTATTTGTACCGTTGATACCAAACAAATCTCTGAACCTACCTTTGATTTGAAAACAGTGTGGTGAATAATTATAATTACGTACTTGACCACTTGTTAAATCTCCTAAGCTGGCTTGTGTAAAAGCATATGGTTCATATTTACTTACACTGTCTATATATGTTGTAGCATCTATTTTGATATTAGAAGGAAATACAATACGGTTATTTGTTGCATTAGGGTCTTTGGCTATGGGTATGCCATCTAAATAATCTGACCATAAATGCGATATATTATCATAAGGTTCTTTAGTCGATTGTGCATACTTATAAAAACCAACTCTATCTGTTAAAGATGGTGTATTAACATAATCAAAATCCCAATCCATAGGCATTCAATTTTGAAAAAGTGATGCGTTTTCTACTTTATAATAACTTGGATTAAGGTTCTTTTTTAAAAGTGTTTTAGGTGAATAAAATCTAACAGTATCTGTATTAAGTAGTGTTGAATTATTAGCACCATGAATTGTTTCATTGCTACTTTGTATAAAACTTCTTTTATCTAAAGTAGAGCCATAATAATATTGAGAAGCTTCTCTAAATGTAGTTATGCCTTTATCTAAAATAGTTTTATTATCCTCAGTTCTTTCTGCTTGTACTATTTCCCAACATATAATATCAGATACTAAATCAGGATATGTGGTTGTTAGGTTTGTTATGAATGACTGTATATTAAATTCTAATGATATAGGTAATATATGACCTTTATCATAATCTCTTGTCATATGCGGAAAACTATTACCATCAATTATTTTATGATGTCTGATAGGCGTTCCTGTAAGCGCACCATATAATTTTTGACCATCACAGTCTTGTACATCTGGATATAATTCAGATGATTCATAATAAGCCAACTGACCTTTATAAATACCATTTGTATTATCTACATCCGTAACAATACCCGTATTAAATATTTTCCATCTTGGTTCACTTGTATTTATTGATAACGCTTTTATATTATCTATATAAGTAGATAAATTAAATTGATTTGGTATAGTTCTATTTGTTGTACTATTTATGATAACTTTATCTCAATCATTTTGTGACACTGATAATACAACTTCTCTTAATCCAGCTACTTGATAATCTAAAGCATTAGTTGCTGTAACAGTATTAGTTAAATTATATATGTTATTTAAATTACCTAAATTAACTCAATTGTTATAATTAGAGTTTGATGATTGAATAGAAGGTCTACCTGGAATATGAAAACAAGGTGTTGTCTTTGTATTTGCAAAACGACCTCGTATAGCAAATGCGTATATTTCATCTCGCATGTATGATTTGTTATCATAAGTAATACTCATCTTAGGGTCGCCTTTTGTTTTAGCTTCTTTAGCTACTTTATTTGACTTTCAAGACACTTTAATATCCAATGCTGCTTGTTGTACTTTAATTCAATCATATGTCTTTAAATCTCTTAGATTACCTAAAAAAAGCCTATTGTCTGATTGAACATGTGTTTTAACTTTTTCAATTACTGAACTGTCTATAATTATATCATCTATGCTTATATTACCTGTTGTATTTGTACCTGTGTACGTATAAGTAGATTGTGTTATAGGAATATAGTTAGATAGTTTTACATTTGATATTGTATTAATACCTTGTGTTTTTTCTATGATAGCATATTGATAATATACAAAAGATGTATCTAAATTATTGACTTTAAGAGTAATTGCTTTACTTGTAGGCGTATATACACCGATTTGGTTTGTACTATCAATTAAATTTTTACCTCCGCTTATTTCACTGTATAATAAGTCTGATGAATCTTTTATAATAGATACAGGTTGTGTGCTGTATAATCAATTAGTACTGTTTAAATCAGCATCTAAATATCTTATAAAAAATTGATAACTGCCTAATAATAATTCACCACCTGATTCTTTTATTTCAGATACTTCAATATTACCGCATTTAACATCGGGTGAAAAATTTAATCGAGAGCATATTAAATTAGATCCATCATAATAAGATTTGATATCATCTAAATTAATTGAGCGATATACGTTTCTATTGTCTGTGAAATATATAATTCTATCACAACCATTTTTAATTCTAAATAAAGCGGATATAGGAAAACAATTATTAAAGTCTAAACATACATCATTTATAACAACAGTATACTTACATAATTTACTATCAAATATACCTATTTCAGAACTTATATTATTTGTAGAAAATAAACAGAATGTATCGTCTGTCATCAGTTTATGACCTATGATTTTATAATCTTTTTTTAAGTCACAGCATATCAAATTACCTATTTCGTTGCTTATAGCACCTTGATCACCCTCACTTGTTTCAAGTACACTGTTAAGCGCATAATAATAAGCACTATCATCACTAAACGCAATTGAGCTATCCGTATTCATACCTTTTTGAAATACATTATTGCCTAATATTTTTTCTGAATTGTTCATATTTATTTAGTTGAATTTATATGTTACTTTGAATATGTCGACCATATCTTGAAAAACCTGAACTACTCATATTTTGAATAGGTATTAATCTATTTTGATTTTGCATAATGTTTTCATATTCTTGTTCATCAGGCATATTTAAATCGCCGGCTGCTTTTGTTTTCAATACTTGAAATTGAGATAAATGAAAATTACGTTCTTCACGCATAAATCTAATTTTATTATAATCTGTGCTGCCAATTAAACCTATTTTAGATTCCAATAGTTTATACATACAGTAATGATACAGTGCTTCTTTTAAATCTTCATTGTCTGGAATTAATACATCACCTACATTAGATTTAGGATAACGTAAATAAGAAATTAATACGTAACCATCTTTAAGTGTTGTATCTAATACACCATCTGTATTTATCTTATAATCATATTCACAGCAATTTACATTATCATAACCGAAACTATTACTAATACTTAATCGCATCGGTTCTAATGCATTTTTCTTTTTAATATTAGCAAGCAGCGTAGACGGTATTTTTTGACTGTTTAAGCAACGTTTAATTTGTTCTTCTACTGTTTTAGTTAAACCTATTTTAAAAGGGTTTATATAGAATAATTGATTGATGTATTTGTAATCTTTTGGTAGTTCTCCCTTATGTTGTTCTATACTCATGATGCACTGAACTTGTTCTAATACAGCATTGGTGTTTGTTTTACGTAGTGCTTTAAGTATTCAATTTTTTACAGCATATTCATTTCATTGAGATGAATCAACCATTAAAGATAAATCTAAAAGCACTGACTGTATGGGTACATAATTTGTTTTCATTAAGCTTTTGTTTTAATTGATTTAGGTACATACACCAGTTTAGGTAAATGTTTTTTTTGTAAGTATGTTTGAAATACATTGAAATTATCTATGTCTACAGTTCTTCTAAATGTTTTCATGTTCTCTGTTTTAAGATAATCCATACTAAAATAATCTGATTTATCTAAATTGTATTCTTTAGCTATATTTTTAACTCTTAAATAACTTATACGAGGTACTCTATTAGAAAGCATTAGTAATTTTTTATACTCTGTCGCTTTTTCAGTATCCATTAAATCTAAGAAATTAAAGTTCTTTGTATCTACTGATGCGTAAGTTAGTGTAGCTATGTAACCTGCATCATAAGGCATTTGATAAACTCTTCCTGTTTCAACTGATTTGGCTAATATATAATTGTGAAAGTATGATGTAAATCCATCAAATTCTTTTTTATCAAATTTAATTTCTTGCTTAGTGTACATTTTATCCAATGCGTATAATGTTCAAATATCACTGTAACTTCATATCATACTTCATGTATTAGAATTATGAAAGTCAAATCTAAAAGGTAATGTTTTAAAAAAACGATGTTTTAAACTTTTATAAATTGGTTTATATATTGGAATGGGTCGTGTTATCATAATTATCTGATTTGGTATCTTTCGCAAAATTAGTATTGAAATTATAACCCAATAAGCGTAAAACTCTTTTGTATACTTCTTCAATTAAATCATCGTCTATTTTAAAGCCGTTTTCAAGCATCATACAGATACCTTTATTATTACCCTCATTATTACATGTATTGAGTGATTCAAGAGCTGTTAAGTCAGTTATGATAGCTTTAAATATAACATGTTCTATATCAGTATCACCAATGATAAATAAATAATCATCATGTATTAATCAACCTGTATATTTATCTTCACTGTATTTAGAATATTTATATAAATCAGGATTAATGGAATCTATTGTCTCGCCATTAAAATTTAACACTTTAACACTTGATGATTGTGGTGATAATACATTGGGTAATTTAATAGAACTACGCTTAACTGTACATCCTTTTTGTTCTACACACGCACACTGTGCAAATGTTGAATCAATTAAGTCTATACAAAAAGAAGTATAATTAAATTCTGATAACATACCTTCTTTATCCATTTTATCTTTCATTACTTTACTACCTATACTGTATATAAGATGTGATAAAAAAGATGATGAATAAGGAAAATCATCTGATGGTCTGGACCGACCTATGATTATTTTAAGTGCATCCGTATGTTTTCTAAGATTAGTCATTTTAATTAATTTTTTGTTTAATATATTCTATTATTAATTTACACATTTAATAAAATAGAAAAGGGTTGCGTGAGATATACACCACGACAACCCTATCTACTAATTGAACTAAAACTAAACTAAATTTTATTTAGGATAAACAAAACCAATTAAATTTAATCCTTTATCTGAATAAGGCTGTGACATCTTTCGTTCTTTAACAGCCACTTGAATACCTTCTCTTGAACCAAACGCATTTGTATTACCCTCTATTGTTTTAAAATAACCTTGTTTTAAATTAACTTCAATAACAATACCGATATGACCTGCCCAAGAATCTCCGTGTCGCCATACAGCTAACGCACCTTTAACTGGTTTTTTAATAGGTGTGCCATCTGGATTTTGTGTTTTCCAATCTGACTTATCAAAATTAGAATATGTTTGAGTAGCTGATTTAGAAAACAATCTTTCAAGTTCTAATTGTGTTGTAGGTTTATCAGCATAAGCTTTTTTAAATACCAACTTAGCAAATGTAGCACACCATGCTTCTCCTTTTAACCAACCTACATTTGTCATTTCGTCTTCAAACTTAGGATTCTTAAATCCTTGATTACCTGGTATTTCTTGTTGACCTACATAAGATAATGCTGTTGCAAAAATATCCTCTAATCCTTTGGTATGAAATTCGTCAGCTTTAAATTGCTTGTCTAATGATTTAGGTTTTAATCGACATAATGCTTTGGCTGATGATATTACTTTTTTTGTGTAATTAATATCCATTATTTTTTACGTTTAGAACCACCTGTTAATGGTGTAACTGATTTAATTGGCGCACTATATTTTTTTAAGCTTTCAATATTGACAGCAGTTGATGTTTCTTGTTTAGCTGGTGTAATCATACCTAAGTCTAACATTAATCCTTTTTTAGTTTCTACCGTCGCATTCATCGCTTTTGTTAACATAGAGTTAGAATCTTGTAAATTTTTATTTAATGATTCTACTTGTGATAATTTAAATAAATCAATATATTGTGAAACGTTGTCTGGATTATCGTCTGTTTGAATAGATGGTATTTTAGCGAATGCTATAACATAATCATTTAACGCTTTATATAAAGCTGGATTTTTATCTTTTACTTTTTCAAAAGGTTTCATAAATAAATATATGATGGCATTTTGAAATTGTTCTGTATTAAAGATAAAGTTTAATATTGTTTTAAGTGGTAATACACTTAATAGTAATTTTCCCATGTGTGTATGTAATTATTTTTAATTTAGTTTATTTAGTTATTGTTTATTTAATATTAAAATAGCTTTAAAGAACTTACTTTTTTAGTATTTAAGCCTTCTATTTGAACAACAGGTGTTTGTTGATAACCTATTTGTTTTCTGAGTTGAGCTTGAATATCTTTAACTCTTATAGTAGGATTGTCTCTAAGTATTTTAAGTAATGTGCCAGTAAATAATCCTTGTGCTACACCATTCAATTGAACATCCAGTGATGGTTGTGTATCTAAAGATGATGCAAGTGATATAACAGTACATCTTTGTTTATAATCTTGTTTTGTAAACAAAGATTCTAATTGAACTATATCAAGTATATTATTTTTACTCGGTACATAATCTTTACTTAATGATTTACTGATTGTTAATTTACCATCAATTAAATCAGGTAATAGTTTATATTGTGTTTCAGAATGACAAGAATCATTGATGTATATAAATGTAATTTCTGGTAAAGATTGAATTAATCTACCGATACAATCATCTAATATACAACCATCATACATTACGGCTGCTTGATCTTTACCTGATTTTTCTTTATCATCATCCATTGTATTATTTGGAAGCATGATGCCATGTCTGGACATATATAATACAAACACGTCATCTTTTTTTAAGTTATTTGTAATTGACTTTCAAGCATTTATAAAAGACTGTATTGAAGCTTCTTCATTTGTAAATAACTTAACGACATCAAATTCTTTTTCTTTCTTTAAGTAATCAGTTATATGTTTAGCATCATTTACAGCACCATATAATAATCCATTACTTCCATTATATACATCAGGGTTTATTTTATTCAAACCGAAAGCTAAGCAGTATTTAGTTTGCTTACCTGTTTTCATATTTTGACGTATTACATTAGCTTCTGTATTACTTACCGTATCAATGAATTTGTTATTTTGTTTGTTTATTGTGTCGCTTTCTGGATGCTTAGTTGCAATAGTAGGAACAGGGTTCAATATAATGAAATAAAAAAGTAATGTCAATATTACCAGAATTATCAATGTTAATATGAAATAAGTGAGCATGTATAAAAGTGTTTGATTTATTGTTAAGAACAGTATAAATTATCTGTTTGATTGGTTGTAAAATCTATATGTGAAAATGGTACAGTATCTCCGTATTGCTGAAACTCTATGAAACCTGTTATTACTTGATTAGCTGATAAACTTGGATAAGTAATAACTAACGTACCTAAAGAATTTATAACTACTGTATAATTTGTATTTTGAATACCGTCTACAAATAAGTTTATATTACTTATAAATATTTGATTTAAATTTACATTTGTTAATATTAAAGGTGCTGTTATTAAAGCTTCGTTTGTATATAAAAAACAATTATTGAAAGTACCTAATTGAATTGTTTTTATACCTAATTTAGTAGGAGTAGAAATACTATAACAATTATTAGATTTAATAGCTATTTGGATAGTTTTATTTATGTAATCAGTAGCTGACATAGAATAATATTTATCTACGCTTAGATTGACAATATCAGTGCTTACAATAGAACCATTTACTATAAATAATAATTCTATTTTATCATCTTTCGGTATTTCTGATAGTGTTGTAATAATATTGAATTTAACATGCACTTTGTTGGTAAATGAATTATGAGATATTGTTATATTGGGTAATGTAAATAAACATGGTTTAATTGTAGGTGTACAGTTTACATCAATTACTTTATTAAATTTACATTCTATACATTCTTCTATTTCGCAGTCAATTGTATTCAATCAATTTTGTAATACCAGCTCTTTAGTATTATCTTTTGATTCTTTACAATCAATACCTATTTTACGTTTTTCGTAATATGTTTTTAATTTATCTAAAGCTGTTGATATTTTCATGTTAGCAGTTACAATCTGAATTGTTTATTTGTTTATTTATGTCTTCATATATTTTCAATAAGTAATCACAATAACATCCACAATCGTTTATATCTGTAGTACCTTCTTTTAACATATAATATAAATAAGGTAGTTGCGTATTAGTTAATTTTTCTTTATCCAGAGCTGCCAAGTGTGTCGCTAAATTACATTGTAAATTATCATCATATAAAAAACATGCTTTTTCTTCATACGAACCATTTGCACTTTTTAATGTAATTTTAACTTCGCTTATGCCTGTAGGTAAAGTTACAGTATAAGGTAGAGTCTGAGATAACTCTACCTTATTTAACTGAACAGATGTTGATGTATATAAGGCTTTTATAGCAGGTGGTAAATCTATAATGTATGTGTAATTATTTGTCTTTGTTATTATCATAATTAGAATTTATTTTAAGCTTTAATATATTGTTTTCATCTCTCAGCAATCTACACTCATCTTCTAATTCAGAAATTCTTTTCTTTAAAATAGAATTTTCAGTAATGACTTCTCTCACTTGATTTGTTAAATCATGAATCAGTTCAGTATGCTGTATTATAATCTCATTAAGCTGTTTTATTCGTTCGTTAGGCGTTAATAATAACTTACCTATATAAGCAGCTACAATTGTACCAAGTGCCCCCAGAAAGCCTAAGAATAGTGTTTTGAAAGTTAAATCATTCATTTTGTTTTTTTAATATATTTATATATAATGTTATTCTATTCTTAAAAATTCTTTTCTTGATGTAGCTAATATTGTAATAGCCGATGCAGCCACTTCGCTTGCAAAATACAATTGAAAAAACCCGTTCGCATTTGCCACAATTTCACCTTCAATAATAGCAACATTGTTTGTTAACTTTGAAGATGTTGATGTTAAAAAAGGAGTTGCTGCTGCAATAGTCCCAGAAAAACTTTGTGTTAAAGATGTGGTGCTGTTAGCATTTGTTTGAATGATTGAAGCCGATATTACATCCGCATTACCGAACAAAGCGAATGCTGCACCTGTTGTTGTTGCTGCTGAGGAATATCTAATTTGATATTTGAAACGATAACGCCCTCCCGCTATAACTGCAAAATCAGATTGTAACATAGCTGCTTGTGTAGTTGTTGAATTTACACTTCCTCCAGCTACAAAAGAACGAGTAGGCACGTATAGAGCATCTGTTTTAGCACGAGTCATCACCTTATAATTTGTAGATGTATCTGACGCACTTATTTTTAAATTCAAATTATTTCTAATCGCTATTGATGTATCGTTTAAAACGGTTTGCGATATTCCGCTTATTGCCAAATCGCCACCACCTAAAATACTATTACCGTTAATGGTTTTTATATTAGTTGCACTAACTAAATTAGGTTGTTTCGCATCTATTGCGCTTTGTAATCCTGTTACATCGCTTATTGTATGCGTGTGTGTAGCGGGTGCAAAAGTTGTTGGAATTCCCGTTAATGCACTAAACGCACCGCTAAAATCATTAGATGCGTCTTTATCCCAACCATTGAAAATAGTTTCAGAACCTGTTAAAGTTGCTTGCTTACTTGCTAAATCAGTAGATAAGTTAGCAATTTGACTTTGACTTAATCCTGTCAAAGCACTACCATTGCCATTAGGTGCAAGATAATTTGTACCCGCTATAAAGTTTGCTGCTCGATAGTCATTTGCATAAGTCGTATTAGCGGCATTGTCACCTGTATTAATACCTGTTGCTGAACCCGTACCGCTTGCGTATGTTCCAAGTGGTTGTTTGGTTGCTAATTGTGCAAGTGTTAAAGATTTTGAATTGTATAAACTTGTATCAGTAACATTCAACTTAGCATCAATACTATTTTGTAAATTTGTTACATCTGCAATAGTATGATTGTGTACTGAGGGAGTAAAACTTAAAGGAATACCTGTTAAATTTCCATAAACTCCGTTAAAATCATCCGCCGAATTTTTATCCCAATTGTTAAAAACTATTTCATTTCCTGTTACAGTTGATTGAGTTCCTCTTAAATCTGAACCCAACATTCGCTTATAAGATTTTGTGATAGGGTCAAAAAGTACAACAGAATCAGTAAGTGCCGCCTCTGTCATCGAACCTTTACTTATAGCCACAGTCAATGTTTTTTGATTACTAAGGGGATTAATAATAGAAGGTAATTCCCAATTATTAATAGCACCACCTTTTAAGTTTCCACTCGAATCCAATCGAGAAAAACTATCTATTTGCGCTTGTGTTAATTGAGGACTATTATTTACAAATTGCCCAAAACCTAATATCGGTATTAAGATTGTCAATAATAAAATTATTTTTTTCATATTTTTATTTTTAATACTATCTTTTTCATTGATTATGGACGTTGACCGATTGCAATCCATTTTGCATTTACTGCAATACCACCAACAGGTGAATTTACTTCCCACCCAGTTACTTGAAAAGTAGTAGCCGTTGTAGAAAAAACACTTGCTATTCTTGTACCGCTTGCAAAAGGTGTTAAAGTTATTGCGTAATTAGAATTTGCAAATGGTGCAGGAAGTGTAATAAAAGAACCAGAACCTACACTTCCTGTTGAACCCCATTGCATCCGCATATTTCCTATGTCAAAGTATCCTGCTGATGATTGGTCTACTGCTGGTAGAGTTCCTACTGTGTTAGAGGTTGAACCGAGTTGTGTAACTCTAACCCATGATGCACCATTAGGGTCTTGATTAGACCCAGCACCGTTGCCAGTATTTACTAAATTAGAACCGCCAATAGTTCCAGCAGCACCAGCTAAAAGGTCAACTCTTAATTGCACTTGTGTTGTTACAGTTGGTGTAATTTCAGCAACAGCTGTTCTACTAACAAACGTAGCTGTGTTACCGTTATTTGGTGAAATAGCATAACTACTCTCTCCAAAAAATTGTCCAGTCGTAACATTAAAAAATCTTGTACCATAAGCAGAAGAACCCCCTGCCATTATAGCCCCAGTTCCTTCCAACAAATAAGTTTTACCAGCTTCTAAAGTTACTGTATTGTTTGCAAAAGGAATGTTCCCACTTACAATACCTTCAAGATTAATAATAGTATTAACAGTAGGTGCTCCTTGTGTTGTGTTCTGCCTTACGTGAAGTTTATCTACTGTTTGACCAGTTGAAGGTAAACCACCTGCAATTTTCTGATAAGTAATTTTTGAATTAGATTGTAACCCAGCTATATTACCGTTTATGATAGTCGCTGTCCCTGTATTTACAGAAGCACGAAGTTTATAAACCTCTGAGCCTGTTGTGGTTATAAATGAAATTTGAGAAGCAATACCCCTGACGGTACTTTGTCCTCCACTAAGCGATTGTGAATTTGCTAAAAGAATGTTACTCAATGTGTATAAACCAACTGTCATATTGGTACTTGTAACATTTGTTTCAACTACATACTTAACTTCCCATACACCTGCACTTGGTAATGTGAAAGAAGAACCAGCAACATCAGCTAATGTTGTTGTAACAGTTTGATTATCAGTTATACCATTATTTTCCCCATACTCCGCCACCGCATCAATAACAGGTGCAACAGCAGTAGGTAATTGCGTCAATTGAAAATAACTACCTCTATCCCAACCGATGCCGTCTGTTGTCGTATGTCGTGTACGATAATGTAAGCTAACTTCTTGCCCTGCTATTAAATCAACATCTATAAAACCAGCACATTGATTTACCGCACTTGCCTCGTTCATATTGTATGAAACTTGACCGACACTAACACCGTTTTGCACAACATGAAAAATACCATCTGCGAGAAATTCCGTACTTGGAGACACACACAACCAATCAGCCCTATATTTAGCTGTTTGACTTGGCGTAATGCTTCCCGCATTGGTAGTCATTCCGTTTGTGTAGATAGTACCCGTAAATGGTATCTTTGTGCCAGGGTCTGTATTGATATGTGTAACAGATGCAAGGTCAAGCAATGCGATAACACGTCCCGAAGTTAGACTTGTAACCGTAGGAGACTGAACAATAAACTGAGCATTCAACCCCAACGAAAACAGGGTAAAACACAATATTAATATTTTTTTCATAGTTGTATTTTTTATAGTTTATAAGGCGTGAGATTTTAAGTCACGCCTTATAATTTTTAATTATTTTTAATGTTGATTTACATATATTTTACCACTTGCTGCTACTGAATTAACAAAAACAACTGTTACTGTTGTACCACTAAAACTAAGCGTATAACCTGTTGTAGCATCTAATGAAATAGGAAACTGTACTTGTCTATTACCTGCCACTTCTAAAACCACTTCAAATCTACTCGCATCTGTTCCTATTGCTGGAGCTATATCTAAAGTAACTGTTTGAGTTGTACCTAAAATAGTTGTAGCTACCCCTTTTGGAAGTGCTGAAATTAATATTGAACCTTCATCAATATTATTAGTACCAGCATTATTAATTGGGCTTGACATTAAGCCGACTACTTTGTTTAATCTATTATTATTAGCGTTATTTTCCAAGTAAATAACATACCCGTTGTTTTTAGGCGAATAATCAATAATACTGTTCATTCTACAACTGTCTATCAGATAAGCCTCTAAAAAGTTTATTGTAGGGAGTTGATTTATAGTTCGTCTTACAACATTTGTAAATATTGTTTTCTTAATTGGATTCGCGTTTGAAAACCAGCCAAACATCATTTTCCCTATACCGTTATAAGTTATATTTTCATAGCTTGAGTAACTGCCGTTTAAGGCTGCCTCATAGCTTGAAACGGCAACGGCATCAGCAACCGTAAGCGTTATGTCTTTGACAGTTGTTTGAGTTCCGTAGAAATACATTAGAAAATTACTTGCGGTTTTAAAAGTCAAGTCTATACTTTCAACTTTCATTTTTACATCACTTACAGAAACAGTATTACTTTCCAATACACCGTTTAAAGTAGGCTTGAATAAAGGATTGTCGATTAATATATTTATATTATCAACATTGCCATTTCCAGAAATTTTAACAGCACTATTTTTAAAGAAAGAATTTGTTAAAGTATAAAATTCTTTATTATCAGACTGAACGGGAGGAGCAAATCCGATTGTTGTGGCCCCAATACCATTTATAAACAAAGCATTAAATTTTATATTGTCAACTCTTGCATGTACCGTAGAACTAATAGTGCCGTTTATCAAAACAGTATCCATCTTAATATTATCAAAATAAATATTTCTTATTGTGTCATTAGCCGTCAAAGGCGTAAAAACAATTCCATATTTAACTTTGTTTGCTGTAACGTTTGTAACCGCAATATCAGAGGAAGTGTGTATTTGTATTAATATTTCACAAGGCTGGTCTGACTTAAAATCTAAGTTATTAATAGTCATCCGTGATGCAATTTTGACAGGATTCACCATTGGATAAGGCATATTATAATGTGATATTTTTATATTAGATATAGTTACTCCTTTAACATCACTATTTTTAACAGCTCGCTTTGAAATATTTTCAAACGTGCAATCGCTGATAAAAGAATTTACGGTAAATAATTTTTCACTATAAAATCTGATGCCGTCTGCATCATCATATTTTATATTATCCGCTACTGATAATCCCGTGTTCATAATTGTTTGAATGTTTGAAAACTTGGTGTTAGACACATTCAAAACCGCCGATTTTAACTGAACCGCAGGTTCTATAAAGTTATCAAATATTGTAGCAATACCCCCACAAAAACCAACCCCTTCAATATTGACTAAATTAGTATTAGTAATATTTTTAAATTCTGAGTTCTCAATATCAACCTCCGCCCCTTCTGTTGACATTTGGAAACCATATTGAACATTAGTTGTATTATTGAATCCGTTTGCGTGAACACCTTTCACATTGATCCATTTACAATTTACAAATTTTACGGTAGCATTATTATGAGCATATACAAGGCTATAAAGCACCTCTTTATCGTTGCCGTCAAAAATGATATTTTCAAAAACTACCCCTTTTGACTCTAAGCGAAACATTCGTTGCTGTGATGAAGTATTAAATTTAAACGTTGCTCCTTGTTCGCCTTTAAAATGTAAGCTGTCTTTATTAATTAAAACCTCTGATTCAATCAGATAATTACCCGATTTAACATTTATTACTTTTGAAAGTGAAATATTTTGCAGTAATGCCGCTCTTGAATTAGCGTCTTTTTTTGCTCCGTAATTTTCAAGATTTAGGTTATCATTTACCCACCTATTATTTTGGTATGTAAAATCAACTGTTTCTCCAGCAACAACTGAAATGCTTGGATTTTGCCAAATCGCACTTGTATAATCATTAGTAGCTGTATTAACAGGTTCTGTGGATTTGTAAAAAACTCCAATAGCTTTAAATTTATTTGTACCAACTACTTGCCATAATACACTATCTGTTGCATTTTTTGTTCTGATGAAATCTCCGTCTTTCATACCTGCTGATGATGTAGGAATCGTAGCTGATATACTTGTTTCAGCTTTTGTACTACGCTCTTCTCATACTGCTGTATTTAAATTAAAATCTTTTATTACAACAGGAAATGTATTAGATACTGTATAACTTCTTACTAACAAGGTATCTTGAACTCCTACAGCACCATTAACCTTATAAAACAATGGGTCAACAGCACTAATAAAATTATTACATTCATAAGCATTGGCAGCATCATTCCAATAAAATACATTATTATTCATTGTTGGATAACGAAGCCCTAAATTTTTACGAATATATGTAATACCTCCAATTGTTTGAACAGCAAGAATACCTTGAAAAACAGGTGTTGTTGTTCTATTGATTATACCTGTTTCTACTGCCCAAGTAGTAGCACCTGTTTTAACCCAAGTGATTGAATCGCTTGTTTGTATATATTTATCTCCAATTTTAGCGGCAGTAGTTATCGTTAAATTAGGCTCTGTTGTACCGCTTGTGATTTCTGGAGGACCTGTTTTAGTACGCCATTGACGATTTCTATTTTCCATAGCTCATTTCAGTGGTTCATTCAAATCACTGGGAACTGAACAACCATCATTCGTAGTAGGTCGAGATATAGCCAATTGACCGCCTACATTACCTGTACCTGATGTAGATACAAGAGGTGGTACTGATTGAACCGTTACGTTTAATACAGAACCAGAAGCTGAATTAATAGCTGTTACAACCATAGGATATATGATGCCTGTATTCAAATAAAATACAGAGTCTCCTATAGCTACATTGGTTGCATTTCAAACACCATTGACATCATTTACTGTACCATTAATCGTATAATTATTACCGCTGATAGTAGGTGTACCAAATACTTGATATTTTAAAGCAACTGTTAAATTACTTTGTGCCTGCGTATAATTTGCTACAAACAGCAATAATGTAATTTGTAATAAATTAATTAATTTTTTTAACATGATTTTTATTATTTTTATATTTTTATTTAATTAAAATTTATACACTAAAGCACAGTTTGTATTCATATTATTAATATTGATTACTTTCACTGTAATACTTGTTCCTGGTGTAGCTGCGTCAACTTGTATTTGAGGATTACTATCTTTATCATTAATGTGTTCAAAACCGCCTGTTGGTAAACCATCTAATTGCCTATCCCATTTTTCTACATGCGGGTATTGAACAAATGTACCTGATTGAGTAGTCGGTGCTACAAGCGTATAAGCATTTGAATTTAAATCAGTATTTGTTAAAGTTAGTTGTACTCTATCTAATTCAATAGTTCCACCAGTTACAGCAATTGTACCTACACCTGCAGTATTATTAAAAGTAACAACAGGTGTTCCTGTTAAAGCAAAATATTTAATGTCAGCTACACCAGATTGCAATCTTAATGGTCCGCCAGAAGTAGCTGCTGCAATTCTAACAACATCTCCGTTAGCATCGACACCTATTGCTCCACCTGTTGAAGTAGGTGATGCCGATGTTAAACGTGTCAATCTTAAACCTGATGTATTGGGTGTAACATTATCTATTTCAACTTTATTATTAGGTGTTATAGTATTAAAACCAGTATCACCATTTGCTAAAATTGTTTGTCTAATAAGATTATTGGTTCTTATAGATAACCCTACCGTATCAGTAGTACCTATAAAATTAGTCGCTTGTACAGTTCCTGCATTACCTGTATTATTTCATTTGTCTGCTTGGAGAGCGTCTAAAATAGTCTGTACTGTTGTACCTATAGGGTAAGTTGTACTACCTATAGTCATAGCAGTTGTTGTCTTATTCATTGTATTAGCCAATGCAGCTAATATAGACTGTGTTGTACTTCCTATAGCAAATACAGTAGCACCTACTGTAATAGCTGCTGTTGTTAATACAGTACTTGTAGTAGGTGAAGATACTGTATTTAAAGCTGTTAATATCGTTTGCACTGGCGTCCCTATAGGATATGTTGTAGCACCTATCGTCATAGAAACAGTTGTAAAAGAACCTGATCCACCAGCAAGAATATAACCGTTGTCTAATTGAAATTGAATCCAGCGATCTAAATCAATATTGCCATTAGGGGGTATACCGACTACATCATTAAATGTAGTAGTAGCCTGTGTGGTATTGATGTTACCTGGTAAATATATTTTTCTTTGCATTATATTGTGTCTTTAATAATTTATATACTATAAATAAAATAAGGGAAGGTGAGTTTTAATTACCTTCCCTATATCTTAATATTTTAAATTTAAGCGATTATATTACTGTTACACCTGATTTATTAGCAGAAGCTAAATAAGTGTTTAAGAATGAATCTAATGCAGTTACTTGTGGATTTGCAGCAACATCAACAACTCCTTTAACCAATGTAGGAACTAAAATCATTTCTTTATGGAAGAAATCAAAACCTTGATTGATACTTTTGCTTTGAGATGCTTGATGTGTGATAACATACATATTGTAAGTATCTGTCTTGTCAATAGGTGACGGGAATTCTACAATAGGATGCTCAACATTAATTAAATCATATTTACGCTGACCGTGGTCATTGCGATACATGCGATCTAATTGAACACCTGTGCCTTGTCCTTCAAATGCAAATGAATACTCTTTATTGCGTACAACAGATGAGTCAAAACCAGAAGTTAAACCTACAATGATTTGGTTTTTAAATTTCGTACCATAATCAAAATATGCCGGACGATTGTCTAAAGCCATTGTCATAAATGCGTTGGCATTACCACCTGCAAGTGCTCCCGCAGTAGCTAAATCAATTGTAATAATTGATGCTCCTGGAATATTAGCATTTGATGCAGTAATACTTGCTTTTAATGAATCAACCATATCAGAAGTCAAATAAATACCTTTTACACCGTTTGGTGTATTAACTACTGGTAAAAACGTATTAGCAGTCAATGAAGAAATAAGTGTACCCGTAGCACCTGTTGTATCAACAGCAAATGCAATGACTGGATAATTACCTCTTAAATTTACAGCGTTGATTGTTAACTCAGATGAATTACGATTAAATGTATACAACAAGTTTTGAATCATATGGTCTAATGGACGTGGTGTAGCTAAAGTTACATAATCAGGTGTTGTAAATGATGCATTTACATACAACGCTTCTTCTGTAGAATAATACTCTTCCATTTGATGACCTCTAAAAGCAACACCCAATTGATATGTTTTGTTTGGTTGAGCGACAATAGCACCAGCAGGACCACCTGTTACCCACGTAGAATGTGTAGGTTTAGCGTAAGACTGCTTGGTTACACTGATAATACCTTGACCTTCGATTGTGTTAGAACGCTCGTAAGGACGTGTCCAAAGTGGACCAGTAGAATTATTAACCCACGGTGTAGCTGAGTTTTCATTACCTTGTAAGATAAAAAATTCAGGTGACTGCGCTAATGTAGTCGTGTTATTTAATGATGTATTGATTGCTTTTGAACCCATACCTGATGCGTCAAAAAAGCCAATAGAACCATCAGCAACAACTATTGCATTTGTAGAAGGTACTGTTAATGTAGTGTTTGGTGTATTGTAAATAGCCACGCCTCTTTTATTAACTAAGAAATTAGCGAAAGCTCTACGATTTGATTTTTTAAACATTTTATAAATTGTTTTATTATATATGTATATAAATTACTTATTCGTTGACAAGCAATTTTTCTTTTGCCACATTGTATTGTGGATTATCTGTTATTCCAGTAGCCAGCATGACTGCTATATCTACTATTTCAGTATGTGTTGTTTTAGCAAATTGAGAATCTGTTGCAGGATACGATAAATTATCTAAATAAACATATGGCTCATAATTAATGCGTACATGCGATTTAATATATTCTATCATAACAGATGATTCATCTATATCATATTTAGAATAAATATAAATAGATTTTAAATCATTTAATCCATTATCTTGAGTAGATTTACCAAAATTAATAAATACATTTTCTTCATCTAATCCAAATGCAGATTTAATATTTTCTTCAAAATCATCATTCTGAATAAGTATCATTTTAGCTTTTATTTTACAGTTGTTTTTAAGTACTGTTACAAAACCTTTAATGAAGTATTCATATTCATATTTTAAAGAATTTAATCTTAATTCATATAATTTAATTCCATCAACATCATCGTGTTTGATAACTGTCGATTTAGGTTGTGCTGGATATTTAACATGAAATACAGCTAAATCATCAATGCGTTTTTGAGTTTCCTCGAATCCTGTTTGCTTAGAATTATTACCAAATAAGCGTTGTTTTTTAAATACATTTTGCGCTTCATTCAGAAACCAATCTATTTCAACAGGTGTATAATTACGTCTTTGATTTGAAGCTACCTTGTCGTATTTCAATAAAAAATCGTAATGCATTTCTTTAACTGACATATTGTATATTTTTAATTATATGTTTTTGCTTTTATTTCATTAGTCAAATCTTTGACTAATGTATCTTTTTTAGGATCTAAGAAAAATTGCACAGCTTCTGTATAAGTGTCACCAATAATAATTGGTCCTGTATTTCTTATCCATGTATAACTACCTTGTTTTTCAAATACACAGCGAGCATCAAGTGCTTGCTTTAATAAAAAACGTGCTTCAAATTCAAATTTACCCTTAGCGTCTTTTAATAGATTAAATAGTTCCGTAATTTTACTAATATCAGAATCTTGTGTAGTAGATGACTTATCTATTAATTCATGTAATGTATTATTGATAACATCTGTACTAACAACTGTATTAGAAGGTGCTTTACCTAAGATAGCACACAGTTTATGTTTGGCACTATCTGTCATGGCGCTGTCATGTAAATTAGCAAAAGCTTTTGATTTAATCGCATACTTTTGAGATTTTATTTCAGCTTCTTCGTTTTCAAGAGCAATATAATACTTTGCTTGTGGTCATTTGTGGTCTCGCCATTCTTTTTCAGAATTAGCAATATATTTACTTTCTAACATTGCATGATATCCTACAACACCATCTAATGTGTTTAAATCAAACACCGTAGCGCCATCATTGAATACCATTTTAAAGTTTTGAATAAATGTCGCTTTATCATCAAAATTACCTGATTGTTGTGGTTTATTTGTTAAATAACCTTTTTCTAAATTAAATTGTTTTTCGTATTTGTCTTGAAGTGTTAATTGATATCCTTTATCATCTTTAACAGGTTCTCCGTTTTCAAACCACGGTTTATATAATCCTGTTTTTAATCCACCTACACTTGATGAAGATAATATACTGAAAGCATCACACGCTAATCCAAACTTAGTCTTATTTAAAAGACGACCATTGTCAGATACTAAATTATGTAAACCTACGGCACTTTGTTTTGACGGTATGGTATACACTATTACTTTATTGTTTAGTTTGTCCATTGTTAAATATTTTTTTACTTTTCATATTTTTTAAAGTCCCTCAGTGAATTCGTGTACATTTTTTAGATGTACACGAATTATGAGGTATTTGGTTTTTTATATTATTTTGTTTGTTCTTTTTATTGATTAATATTCAGTATCGAAGATTAATTCACCACAACGAGATGCGTCATAAACAACAATACCTGCGCTATCATCAACATGCTTAGAATAACCTGAAATAGCTAATGAAACTGGTTGACCACCTTTGATTGGACCATTTGGTCCATGCATACCTAAAACAATAGCGTCTTTGTAGAAATCTTTTATTTTAAGCATTTGAATATTTGATTCACCTTCTGTTTTACCGAAGTCCATGAATGTAATACGCATAGAATCTATTGGGAACATAGGATTGGTTGGATGCGCAATACGACAGAAATTACGGGAATCATAATTAGAATTCTTAGTTAATTTTACTGTGATACCTTGTGGTCCATGATACTCTTTAAATTCAGCACCAAAGCTTAACGCTTGTGTAGATGAGCCTGATGAATTAGCAATTTTCTGAACATAGTTTGTATCTAATGTAAAGAATGAACGTGCTTCACCTTGTAACATTTGATGAAATAAAAATCCACCTAATGTACCTGTCATACCTATTGTATCTCTATCACCTTCGTTTGTACGTGTGTGATGAATAGACATTAAGTAATCTTGGAATCTTTTAGTTGTTAAAGCACCGCTATAATACTCAATCCATCCGTCAGATAATTGTTGACGTAAACCTGGACCTGTGCGTTTAACATATTTATTAGCTGTTTCAGCAATAGTTGATTTAGTACCATAAGTTAATTGAGCTTCAATTGATTTATATAACTCATCGTACAATTTTGCTTCAACCATCGGCATAAAACGAGATATTGATGTTTTCTTGCCATTAATGTCTTCATATTGGAAATCAATACCTAAGCGACCTTGCTCACGCATAGCTTTATCTGTAACAGTATATTCTTGACCAAATGCAGATATTTGAGATTGTAACTTAAATGCACCTGGATACTGAGAACCACCGCGCTCGAAGTTATATTCTGATGATACAGTTGTCCAACCTTTAGAGATTTCAGCACCTACTTGTAAGTATTGTACTGGATATGATAATGCTGGATTATCTGATTGAATACGTACTGTGTAAACATAACCTACACCATCTTGTACTGGACCATCAATAATCATCAATGGATAATCAGGAGTTGCACCCAATAAAACCTCAGGAGATGCGTAAAAATCAACGTCTAATTTAATTCTAAATGTTGTATTATTTAAACCTGGTGTTAAGTTTGTAGGGTCTAATACTTCTACAATACGTGCAAATTTAGTATCAGCACCTTGTAAATTCCAACCATAAATTTCAGTATCAATTTCTTTTGTACCACCCATTTTAGCCATCATAGCCATTAACGGTTTTCTTTCAAAGATATCGTTCTTTGCTGTGAATACCATTTGTAAAGGTCTTTGAATCATGTGAGGCTTACCCATTTCATATGATTGACCCATATATTGTGAATCAATGAAATTACCACCGAAACCTTCGTATTTTTTAACAATTAATTGTGAACGTTTTAACATAGTTATTTTTTATTATTCTTTTTTATTTAGTCTTATTTCAGACTTTCTATTTTTTCTTTAATGTTTATCAGTTTTTAAGAAAATCATCCCAATTTAAATCTCCTGATTTATTAGATCCGTTATTACGGCTTGTTGAGTTAGCTTTAGCTGAACCCAACTTATTATCTAATTTTTCTTTCAGTGATTGAATTGACTTAATTTGTCCTTGTTTGATAAATCTATCCGTTTGAATACCTTTTTCAAAATCGTAATCAAATAGTATATCAGCTAATTGTACTATATGATTTGGATTAGCTAAAATATTATTGACAACACGTGTAATATCTGTTTGAACACTGCCATTTTTATTTACAGGATTAACTATAAACGCAGCTACTTTTCCTTTTCTTTCCTTAGAAATAATATCGGTATTGACAACTGCTTGCTGGACTTGTTTTGCAAATAATACATTTTGTTGTTCTTCGGCTTGCTTTTGTAACTTAGCTTTTGTTATAAGATCAGCCTCTTTTGTTTTAGCAATTTCTTGAAGCTCCATGTGAGCATCGTATGCTTCACCTGATAATTCATCATTATCTTTGAAGCTTTTAATAAGCTTATCAATTTTTTCTTTTGAAAAAGATGTTGTTTCTTTTAAGTTGGCTTCAATGACTTTTATTTGATTCTCTTCTTTGGTTAAATCGACATCATCTAATCAATTGATTGATGCGTTTAATACCTCCATAGGATTCTCACCACCTTCTAAACCGTATCGTAATACTTTTTGAAAGTCTGGTTTAAGATTATTTCAAATTTCATTGAATAATTCTTGTCTTTGATTTTTAAAAGTTTGTGCTTTTAATGTTTCTAAACTTTCTTCCTTACCATCAAAAACATAACCTTCTTCTACATCAAGTAAGCCTTGTTCTACAAGAAATTCATAATAATTATTTATAGAACTGTTTGTATCAAGTGGTTCATCACCATCTATTTGTTCAGTTTTATCTTCAACTTGCTCAATAACAATTTCGTCATCAGTTACAGTGTCGATTTCTTCTGAATCAGTTTTTAATGTGGTATCAATTTCTTGTATATCAGGTGATAGTGCTTTCTTTTCTTCTTTTGTAAAGAAACTTAATTCATCTAATTCTTCGTATTCGTTATCCATAATATATATGTATTTAGTTTAATTTTATTTATTATATTATTTACAATAAGGTATTATTATCAATTTATTAATTTTTTATTAACACCTTATTGTAAACATATTTATTTAACTGTGTCTTTTTAAAATGTATTTTGTTACTTACCTGGTTTAGGTTTGTTTGCTATTTGCTGTTTAATATCTAATTCTCGCTTTTTAAGCTTTAATTGCTGTTCATCGACGTATTGGTCATGTATAAATTTATCTGTCTCTAATTGGTCAGGAATACCATTATCGTCAATGTCCTGGTCTTTTTGAAAAGCAAAACTGGATATTTCAGCTTTTTGTATTTCTCTATCTGTTTTCATTTGCTCCAACATAACATCTGTTTCTCTTTGGTATGCCATAGCTTCTTGTGCAGCTTTCATTTGTGCTTCTTGTGCTTGCTGCTCACGTTGATTTGATTCTGCTTCAAATGCTCTGATTTCTGTTTTGATTTCAGCTACTGAACGCCCTTCGAGAATTGTAATAAGATGTGATAAATTAGCTTTGTCATTTTGAATAAGTGATTGACCCCATGCTTGTAATTGATTGAATATTTTATTTTCATTGATAGAATTAGTCACAAATACTTTAACGCGTCTATCGCCATCTATTTCTGACATATTGATTGTCTCCATAGTCAAATCATCCAAGACATACTGAATAAGTTTATTATTTTGCTTATAAAATGGTACAGCTATACCCAGTGTATAATCTAAAGCACGCTCTCACACTTTATTATGTAAATTAAAATATATCTCAGTTACATTGTAAGATTGCACTAAGTCTTGCTGTGCATTTGTTACGGATTGACTTGCGTTGGTTTGACCTTCTCTTTGTCTTGTGATACCAACAACATCTGAAATTTCATTGTCAATCGCTTGCATTAATTGTACATAGTTGAGTATATGCTGCATATTACTTCTATCCGTAGCCGAAGTTACTTTACCACGCTGTGCTTGACCTGCTTGTTCAGCATTCATTAATGGATTATAAAAGTCAATATTCATATTATCTAAATAATGCAACGCTTTATCTAATCCAATTTCTTTTGGTATCATAGACGTATCAAAATGAAATACTTTACCTTTATCGTGCGCAATAAGTTTTTTAAGCTTGTGTACTACAATCATATATAAGTAAATATAAGGCTTCATTCTATCCATCATAGATACATTGATAGCGTTCATGTTATTATAAATAACACCTCTATAACCCAACTCAATTGAAAAAGGATCATCTAAATCTACACTTTTATATTGTTTAGGTCTAATACAGCAATAAATATCACCTCCTATACGCACACCTTCTCATACTTCGGGTATTCATTTGTAATGCATAGAATAAGATTGACCTGTAATTGGATCAACTCAATCAATTAATTCAGTATTCATACCAATTGTTTGTACACGACTCTTTTTAGCGTCTTTAGGGATGACATAATCTTCATCGACTATAACTTCTTCTGATTCACCAAACTCGTTTGTAAACGTTAAAAAACCTACTTTGCGTTGAGATTTTCATTCTACATGCGTAATTAATACATCATGATAAGTATTTTGTCCGTATGAACCTTCTGTTGCAGTCATATGACCACTACCTAAAAAATGACCAGCATTTAAATTACTACGATTAGAGAATCTGACTTCTCCATCAGGTGCATCTCGTGGGTCTACAACATTACCATTGTTCATGTAACTTTCTAACCTATCTATTTGGTCAGTGGTTAAATAATCTTGATACGTATCCAGTGCATCCGATATAGTTGTATAATAGCGTGAACCTGCATATAAACCATCTTCAATAAATTTACATTCGGGTGACTTATGATAAAATGTATTCAATGGATTAAGTACCTCAATAACAAAACGATTGTTACGAATACCTACTCACAAGAGTTCTTCTCCTGATAACATAGCATGTTTAAAAGCATCATTCTTCTTATCTTGTATATTCTGAGAACGTGTGATAAACTTTAATAGTTTAGCGTTCATCATTTCATTCTTATCTTGATAAGATGAATACTTGAATTTATTTATTTTGGTTTGTGGAATTAAATCATTGAATTCTTCTGATAAATGTTGCTCTAAATCCTTAGGGTCTATTTTTTGATGTTGTATTGCATCACGTAATTTTTGTGAAAATTCTTGAACATCTTTTTCAATAATGTGTTTTAATTCGTGATTATAAGACTCTTGCTTTAACTTAACACCTTCGTTGTCTATTACTGCGCAAATATAATCAAAAGGTCTTTTAAGTTCTTCACCGAGTATAGCTTGTATCTTAGTTGGTGCTTTATTGTAAGATTGAATAATATCTTTTGTTTGACCCAATTCTAAGCCTCATGGATTACATTCTCTCTCAAATTCTTTTTGGTCAATCTGATTGTTATACAATTTGTAATTGATAACTTTATTGCGATATTCCTCAGATGCTCTGCTGTGATAATGATCACCATCATCGTTTGTACCTGAATACGCATTAGAATATGTACAAATGTATTTAATACAGTCTTCTGCTCATTTTTGATTGTCTTTTATTTTATCTTTGTAAGATAATCTTTGTTTTGGAAACATGTTATATATTTAATTTTGAAAATTGGTATTCTAATGATTCAGTATCAATGTAGTTGCCATTACCGTTTTGTTGGTTTATTTCATTGAGCATGCGATTGTTTATCTCTTCTGTTTTTCGTAGTACATATAAATCTTGCCCAAATTGTGCTTTATTATAGATTAAAAAATCTAATTCATTTGATGTTTGTGTTTCTTCACCTAATAATAAAGTATGTTTATTGTACGTATCTTCCATACCAGCAATACCTATACAAAGTGCTGATACAGCATCAAAGTTACCTTTCATGTTATAGGCTATGAGTTCACCTAATAATTTTTTATCGACAATTAAGTCTAAGTTACGCAATACTTTACGTGTTTGAAAATCTTCACTTTCTTGATTTATCTCTTCACCTGATAAATCTTTTTGTACAACTTTAACTTTACGTTTAGTATTATTAAATTTGTCTTTGTATTCTATCACAGAACGCTCTTCATATATACCGCGTTCTTCGAGTAATCAGTCTCTTACATAAGATAGCGCTTCTTCTTTAATATGCTGATTACTAATAGATATACCTCTATTGGTTTGTTCTCCTTGATCAAAAGATGCTTTTTTACTTAATATTGTCGTAGGTGATTTAGCCAACATAGATAGCTTTTTCATTTTCTCAAAATATTCTTTTACGTTACCTACGTTGTTTTCAAAATGAACTTTAGCATTATAGAACATACCAAGTTTCATTAAATTTTCATTCACCACTTCTCTACCTTGACTGGGTCTACCATAATACACAGCAACTATTTCATCATGTCCATATTGTCTGAAATACTTCTTTGTCTTTATAACAATAGTAGCCGATAAAGATTCACCTTCTGCGCTATCAATTCTATAAGGGTCATGACATACTATGTATAAACCTTCGGGTGTTTTACCCAATTCATTTGTTTCTGGGAAATCATAAATAACGACAGCACCTTCTTTATCACTGGATGATTTTCAAGGATAATCATTTACAGCTGTTAATTTATTGGATATATCAATTTTATAGTTAATTCCACTTGGTTGACTGCTATCAAATGACAAGGTTACTTTCTTTTCGAGTAATGCTTGTGCATTAAGCTGCTCTACTTTATTAAGTCGTTCTTTTAATTCAAATACAGGAAATATATTACCTTCACGAGATAAGAATATCTCACTTGGTACAAGTGGGTGATATTGAATTAAGTTATCTAATGCCTGTCTACCTGACTTAGACTTGCGTTTTATTTCACGCTCACGGTTTAATTCTTCCGTAGCTGCAACAATGTTAATACGACCTTCTTTATCTCTATGATGATTTAAACCGTAATAAGCGGGCATAAAGTAAGCTATGCGTCCACGTTTTTCTCACTCATCTTGAAATGCCAATATTTCATATGTATCAGGATCATAAAACATTCTATGAGAATCGTATGTACCGCCATTACTACTCATATCTCCCCCTGTGCCCACCATTATAATTGTTCCGAACTTTTGAGTAGAACCATGCTTTGTATTTTCGTCCATAGCGTTCTTTGATTCGATTAAGTTGGAGAACATCCCGCAATTATGTACAATTGAATAATCGTCTAATAAAAAAAGAGGCGTACTTAATTGAATACCAATATATTGAGATATGCCTATTTCTTTACATTCAGATATAGGCGATAAATTATATTCAATTGAATCCATAAGCAACGCTTTCTTTTTTATTATTTTTGTTGGTATTAAATGCAAGTCATTACCTTTGATTGTAATTCTATCATATGTAGCATAAGACTTAAACCCTATACGATACCCTAACGATTTACAAATATCTATTATTTTGTCTGTTAATTTTTTATAACAAGTTATTTCATAATATTGTGATGTTTTATTTTTATTAATACTTAAATAACCATCTGAATCAATTAATCCAGCTAAAAAACTTCTTCTTTTTTCTTTTGAATTTATAATATATGAAGAATCTATTGTTTTATCTTTTAATAATTTTCTATCTAAATTATTTATACGATAGGCATAAGTATTTGTTTTAGCTATTTGTTTTTTAGAAGTGATATCATAATGACTCATTAAATTTCTGTAGGCTGCGGAATTAGAGTCATGAGCTTCATCTATAACGATAAATTGAGCTTCTGGAAGCTGTCTGTTTCTCAAAGTATCTATAGAGCATATTTGAAGAAGCATGTGAGGTTTATTAGGCTCTCCTGCCATAATAACTCCATGACTTAAACCCTCTTCATTGAAAACTCTAGAAGTTTGATGAACTAACTCTCTTCTTCTAACAACAAAAAGACACCTTAAACCAGCCTCAATAGATCTTCTTAAAAGATAAGTAGAAATAAGAGTTTTCCCTGCTCCAGTTTGGAGATGCAAAATAACCCTTTTATTTCCTTTATTAAACTGCTCATCTATGTCCTTAATTGCTTGAACTTGATAGTGCCTTAGCTCTTTCATTTAATTCCTTTTTCTTTTCTAGTGAAATAAAGTCGTAAGGCTTAACCATACCATGAGTATGCAATTCAATAAGGTAAGCTTGCTCCACTGTGGGCGATCGAGTGCCTATCA